TGTAGGTAAAGATGAAGAGCAAGAAACGTCTGGTACAGCAAATGTGAACTTTTGGAAAAACCGTTTGGGACAAGGGCGATTGAAATTTGAAAGCTGTATATTTAATAATGCTAAAGTGAGAATTAAAATCGAAGACTTTAACATTACTAGTTCAATGGAATCTAATAAAAAAAATAAAAACTAATAACATATATGAGTAAACTATTCACAGACAGGATTCATTATAAACCCTTTGAATACCCCGAATATTATAATGAGGGTTGGTTGAAACAAATGCAAGCCTTTTGGCTTCACACTGAAATTCCGATGCAAAGTGATATCAAAGATTGGAATGAAAAACTTAAAAGTCACGAAAAACATTTAGTTGGTAATATCCTTTTAGGTTTTGCTCAAACTGAATGTGCGGTATCAGATTATTGGACTGGTATGGTAACAAAATGGTTTCCAAAACATGAAATACGTCAAATGGCAATGGCTTTTGGATCTCAAGAAACAATTCACGCTGTTGCATATTCGTATTTGAATGAAACTTTGGGTTTAGAAGATTTCCAAGCATTTCTACATGAACCAGCTACAAAAGCACGTTTTGAATTGTTAACTGAAGTAAGTGCAGATTATTCTCCTTCAGATATAATCAATAACCCACAAGCAAGAATTGAGGTTGGTCGTAGTTTAGCTATTTTTTCTGCTTTTGCTGAAGGTGTGGCTTTGTATTCTTCCTTTGCTGTTCTATATTCTTTCCAAATGCGTGATACTAATATGCTTAAAGGAATAGGTCAACAAATGAAATGGAGTGTTAGGGATGAATCATTGCACTCAAAAATGGGGTGTGCCTTGTTCCGACACATGTGTGAAGAATTCCCTGATCTGAAAGATGCAGCTCAAGAAACAATTTATGAAGCTGCTGGTTTAATTATCAAATTAGAGCATAATTTTATTGATAAGATGTTTGAGCAAGGGGATTTAGATAATCTAAAGAAAGAAGACCTTAAACACTTTATCACAAAAAGAACGAATGAAAAATTGATAGAATTAGGATATAAAGCTAAGTTTAATTTTGATGCAGAAAAGGCATCTGAACTAGATTGGTTCTATCATTTAACTGGTGGTTTAACTCATACTGACTTTTTTGCTCTTAGACCAACTGATTACAGTAAGGCAAATGAAGGTGAAGATTGGGAAACTGGATTGTGGTAATTTTTTTAAACTATTGACTAATTATTTTAACTAAAAAAAATATATTTTAATATGATTAATTACGGAGAAGAACTAGGATGGGAAGTCGGTGTTGACTTCCCAGAATGGGGTAATACAGAAGTCTATATAAAGACTATCTCAAAAGAATACCTTTTAAAAGGAGAAAAACCAAAAGATGCTTATTGGAGAGTTTCAACAACTGTTGCTAAACGTTTGAATAAACCAGAGTATGCAACTAAATTCTTTGATTACATTTGGAGAGGATGGTTGAATTTGGCAACCCCTGTTTTAGCAAATACAGGTACGGATAGGGGGCTACCTATTAGTTGCTTTGGTATTGATGTTGGAGATAGCATTTATGATATTGGTGCTAAGAACCTAGAGTTAATGGTTCTAGCAAAGAATGGTGGTGGTGTAGGTATCAATGTTAATATGATTAGACCAGCAGGTGCAAAGATTACAAATAATGGTACATCAGATGGTGTTGTTCCATTTTGTAAGATTTATGATTCAACTATATTGGCTACTAACCAAGGATCAGTTAGAAGAGGTGCTGCATCAGTAAATATAAAAATTGATCACCCAGATTTTGAAGATTGGTTGGAAATTCGTGAGCCTAAAGGTGATGTTAATAGACAATCACTTAATTTACACCAATGTGTTGTAGTAAGTGATAAATTTATGAGAAAGTTAGAAGAAGGTGATGTTGAAGCTAGAAGAAAGTGGGGTAAATTGTTGCAAAAAAGAAAAGCAACTGGAGAACCATATATTATGTTTAAAGGGAACGTCAATAAAGCTAACCCTGAAATGTATAAAAAGAATGGTTTGAAAGTTCACATGACAAATATTTGCTCTGAAATTGCTTTGCATACTGACGAGCAACACTCTTTTGTATGTTGTCTAAGCTCTTTGAATTTAGCAAAATATGATGAATGGAAAGACACTGATTTGATTTATACTGCTACTGTTTTTTTGGACGGCGTTTTGGAAGAATTTATTCAAAAAGCAAAAAATATGAAAGGGTTTGAAAATTCAGTTAGGTCAGCAGAGAAGGGAAGAGCTTTGGGGCTAGGGTGTTTAGGCTTCCACACGTATCTTCAACAAAAAGGTATCCCATTCGAAGGTCTAAGAGCACAATTTGAAACTCGTAAAATTTTCTCTCAAATAAAAATTGAGTCTGAAAAAGCAAGTAGAGATTTGGCTTTAGAATACGGAGAACCGCTTTGGTGTAAAGAAAGTGGCTTTAGGAATACACACCTTAGAGCTATTGCTCCAACGGTCTCTAACTCGAAATTAAGCGGTAATGTGAGTGCTGGTATTGAACCTTGGGCTTCTAACTTATTTACAGAACAATCCTTGAAAGGTACCTTTATTAGAAAGAATAATGAACTAGAAAAAGTACTTGACGTAATAGGTAAAAATACAAAAGAAGTTTGGGACCAAATTCTTCAAGACGGTGGTTCAGTACAAGGACTAGACTTTTTAGATGAATGGTGTTATTATAATGAAAAATTAACAAGAGTCTCTGAAGTTCCACCTGAAGACATTGATGTTAAAACTTACACTGTAAAAGATGTATTTAAGACTTTCAAGGAAATTAATCAGTTGGATTTGGTAAAACAAGCAGGTGTAAGACAACAATATATAGATCAGGCAGTATCTTTGAATTTAGCGTTTCCAGCACAAGCTGATCCAAAATTCATCAATACAGTACATTTGGAGGCATGGAAACAAGGTGTTAAAACACTTTATTACATGAGAACCGAATCTGTTTTAAGAGGAGATATTGCAGCTAAAGCTACTGATTTATCTTGCTTGTCTTGTGACGGATAAAAAAATAGTAATGCTCTTTTTTTGACTTAATATTTATATTTGTATAAAATGGTTTATCCACATGAGCAACTATGTATTGTCAATTAAGACAAAAGAGGGCAGTTATTACGGTGGTTCGATAAAAGCAGCTAACGTCGATGATGCGGACGAAGCTGCTTTTTCTATTTACACCAGTTTACAAAGGGAAGGCTTTAAAGTAATACAAGACATTGAAGCTATTGATTATTTTAATCTAAACGGTAGTTTGCCTATCCCAGACAACATTGATTTATTTTATTATGTAACCTATCATAGGTTAAATGTAGATGAAAATATTGAACCTATATTGATAGATAATTTAATAAAATATTTTGAAAAAAAAGAGGAATATGAGAAATGTTCTTTTTTATTAAAAATGAAAAACTCTAAAATTTTAGAACCAGAATTATATGACTAAATTAGTTAATATTGTAGAAAAAAAATATGCTGCTGGAGTTCTACCTGTGTGTTTAAATACGGGTAGAATTCTTCTTGGGAAAAGAGGTCCGAAGCTAGATAAAGAGCCTAATAAATGGTGTGATTTTGGTGGTAAGTCCAATAATTACGAAACACCTTATGAAACTGCTATTAGAGAATTTTATGAAGAGACAGGTAAAATTATGGCTGTAAAATTAATTCCTTCCTTCGTTAATACGACTGGTGATATGGATTACTATAATTTTATAGGTATAGTTGAGGAAGAATTTAAACCATTGATTAACGTACCAACGGTAGACTATGAAATCGAAGTAGCTGATTTCAAATGGCTTACAGTTGATCAGTTCTTTAAATTTGAGAAATCAAAATTACATTGGGGAATGGACCTGCTTAGAAAGAAAGCTGAAAAGCAGATCAAAGATTTATTTAGTTAAAAAAGCCGTCTTCATAATGTTTTTTGAAGATTTGCCTTAACTTAAATATCTTAGACTCCATTTCCAATTTCAAATGAATGTCTTCTTCAAGATTTACATTTTGTTTTGTAGCTATTTGGATGAAGAAAATAAATTCTTTTGTTTGATGTAAATTATAGATTTTTGAATATCTAAAGCCCTCGGAAATGAATATTTTTTTCAATAATCCATCTTCCATTTTAGGGACATTGAAATTCATCATCTTATTTTGCATCAATGTCAAAAGAATAGTGATATAATTTGAATCTGGGATGATACTTTCGTATAATTTAAGTGAAGAAAAATCAGGCTCTTCTTTATGTGCCTCAAAAATACATTTTAGATAATAATCTTTTCCAACTCTAGGTACAGAACCTCCATTTCCACCTCTAAAAATTAATACATTATCTACTATTGGGTTCTCTGAAAGCTCGGTTATGATATGAATTACTTCTCTGGTATCATTAAAAAAGTCTTCAGCTTTGGTTTTATTAAAGGTTTTTAGGTAAAATTCTACAACTTTTACACCTGCGCCACCAGATAACAAAGCGGAAAATATAACAACAAGATTATCAATTATATAATTAGTCATATACAATAAGGAGTTGGACTTATATATATATTATGAAAACTAAAAAAATATAAAATGAGTATAGCAAACTTCTTGGGAATAAGATTCCCTTTAAAAAATAGTACAAAAGGGTTTTATTTTGATTTGACAACTACTACAAAGGATCAAGTTAGATCAAACCTAATTCATTTATTATTAACAAAAAAAGGTAGTAGATTATATAGACCTGACTTTGGATGTAATATTTTAGAATATTTGTTTGAGCCAGCAGATAATCAGACCTTTGAATTAATAAAAACAGAAATAATAGATACAGTGCGAACTAATATGCAAGGTATTAATATAGATTCTGTTACCGTTGAATATGAAGATCACACTGTATCTTTGAATGTACTGTATAGTTTTAATAACGGTGCATTCTTAGTAAAAGATGTGTTAAACTTAAAGATTTAGATATCCCCTAAGTCTGTTAAATGCAAACCCAAGCCTCTTGCGCTGCTAACACCTATTTTTAGGAATTGCATTCTTGTGCCGTAACCAATATGCACCCATCTTGGTTCTTTACTTGTACCGTACTCCCAAATTAATTGTTGGTACTGCATGTTTGTTCTTACCCAATTAAGAATATCTGCATTCTTAACCCCATTTTTACCTCTAACATCAATAGCAAGTGCAAAGACATGTTGTGAAGTAGAAGAGCCTTTAACTTTAGTATTTAACGCTGGGCAACGGTAAGCAGAATTCAATACAATATTACCATTAAATCTTTCATAAATTCTATCATACATTTCTGCTATTTTTTTAGCATTAGGTAGTAGATTTTCTGGTAGTCGATTGTTTATTTTATTTCTTTCTGCTGTTTCAGATTTAATGAAATCTTCAACCTTCAAATATTTTGAAAGTTGAAGGTCATTATCCACGTATTTAATACTCCTTGTGGAATATTCTGGTGTTGGTCTTCTCATATTTAAAATTATGTTTTATTTAATATATTTATATGGAAATATAAGAAAATTATGGGAAAAATTTTAAAAGTCGATTTAAAGGAGTTTAATGAAATATTAGCTGAATTCGACAAATCAGTGATGGATAAGATGATTAAGCAATATGGTGAAAAGAGAGGTAAGGCTGTTTACTATGCTACAGCTAATAAGCAGGGTCGGGACCCTGAAACATTTGAAAAGAAAGATTAGAGCTTGTATAATTTTTTTATTAAATCGCTTTGATAATATTCGTGAGTATTTAGATCCATTAAAGTCAATCTTCCTACACTTCCCGAACCTGTATCTATGTTTATTATGTTAGATAATATCTCTGGTTTATGAGATGTTGTTGGTGTATGCCCTATAATTACTTTTTGAAAATCAAATGGCACATTATTAAAATTGAATTTTAATTTTTTATTTTGGCTGTCTGCTACAAGTGCTTTTTGCCATAAAGATCTATTGATAGCAAAATTTATTTCTTTTTGGGATATTACTGATTTGCGTGTATCAAATCCAGCATGACATAAGAAGTATTCTTTATAATTAAACCAATATTTTACTTTTGTGAAGTATTGGTTTAATAATTCTAAGTGGTTATCTTTTTTTTGCAGGCTATCTATTGTAACTGCTCCACCAGCTTTTAGCCAAGATTTATTGATTCTATTATTAGTTATCCATTCTTTAACCCACAAATCATGATTACCCATACAGGCGTGTAGATTTGTTATTTTTGATAATTCATTTAAGCATTCATAACTATCTTTTGCTGAACCTTCGAATAAGTCTCCTATAAAATATAAAGTATCGTATTTAGGATTAAAATTAACTTTTTCAAACAGCTGCATAAGACCTTTATAGTTATTATGCAAATCCCCCAGAACATAAGCCTTTTGCAACAAGTTATTAAATTTTATATTTATAAATATATTTATCTCTATGAGTTTATCAGGAAAAAACAAAAAACAATTAATTATTGATTTCTGTGAATTTTGTTATAATGAGTTAGGTTTAGAGAGTAAGCCTACTATTATAATAAAGAATAATAGAGATGGTTTAAAAACCTTTGCTAATTTCAGCTTTGATAAGTCTAGTAATTATAAAGCTAAGATTATGGTTTATGGTAAGAGTAGAATGTTAGGTGATATAATGAGGAGTTTAGCTCATGAGTTAGTTCACTATAAGCAATATATTGATGGTTTGTTGGATGTGGACGGCGAAATACAAGATGCAGGAGGGGAAATAGAAGACGCTGCAAATGCCAAAGCAGGCGAACTTGTTAAGAAGTTCGGTTATAAAAATAAAAATATATATGAAGAATAGGATGCAACTACATAAAATTGTAAAAAATATTTTATATGAACATTTGAATGAAGATAAACAACTAACTCTTGAAAGTTGGTTTCATGGAACTCCAGATGCAAGAGAAATCGAAAAAGAAGGTGGTTTTACTCATAGTATAATTGAAGTAGAATATGTTAAGGATCCAAATGGATTTAAAGAGTTACGAGATAAAATTAATAAAGCTAAAGTTGAAAACAATGAAGAGTTGTATTGGAAATTATTAGATAAAGTAGCTACGTTAAAAAGCACTTTTAAATATAAAAAACCTTTGTTTTTAACTGATGAGTATTCTGTTGCTAAAACTTATGCTGACCCAAGAAGAGCCTTTGATTATCAGAGTGCTGTTGATAAAGTTTATGAGGTAGATGTTAATTGTAATAATATAGTTAAAATAATTGCAATAGGAGACAGATTTAGGTTTATTAGTGAAGATAAAGTTAAGAAAGGATTTATTGAAGCGGGTATATCAGATGAAGAAATTAGTAAAGTGATTGCAATGTTCAATTTTTATGTATCAGATAATAAAGGTATTAAAACAGATACTATTGCAGCTCTTGGTAATTGGTTTAATTTTGATTGTATTGATGTTATTGGAGTTTTAGATTCATATCATGGTGGAACAAAAAAATCAACTGTAAGAATGGTTTTAGATCCAACTAATGTTAAAATTAAAAATATATAAAAAAAAGCGGTTGAACTTAATCAACCGCTTTTTTATTTACTTACGTTCTATTACAAAATCTTCAGGATCAATATTAACTGTATCCCAATATTCCATTTCTTCAGGTGTAATAGTCATAACTTCTTCGTATGTAGATTGGTTATGTGCCTGTTCACTAAAAGGAACCCCATTTATCAATTCTAAGTCACTTTCTAATAAGAACGGTTTGTGATCATAAGAATTAATCATTAATCTGTCACGTATCTCTGGTTTAAAGCAAACGAAGAGTGGGTGGACGGCGGAATTAAACTTGTTAATGTATAAATCCGTGTTATAATTAATCCCTTGGCTGTCTTGGTAATTATCGACTATAGAACAGTTAATAACATATTCAACTTTTATAAAGTCAACAAAAATCCCCTTTTTTAAATTTCTAACCTTTGTCTTAATATTCTTCCATTGTTCAATATCATCCAGAATGGCAAATATATCGCCGTCCAACACCTTCTGATTAACTGTAAGCAAACTTTTACTATCAAGCCCTAAAAGAAAGTTTTTAATAAGGGTTTTATTCCTTGTTTTCATCACGTTGTTAATCTTAGACATATCAACTTCACCGATTTCACAAGTAGCAAAAGTAGTTGTAGGACTTAAACTATCTTTATCGTCTTTAGACTTACCTGTATTAACATAATAAACAGTATCACCTAATTCAATATCCAAGTTATTATTAATTAACAATTCCATGTGTACTTGTCTATTCAGTGGAGCACCGTTTTTATTTGTGCCTTGAATATGTTGCAAATATTCTGCTTTTGTCTTTTTAATCTTTGCCTTGGATGCTATCAATTTAAGATCAATTCTTTTCTCTTCAATCTTCCGAATATAATCCCAATAAGCGTTAATAAAGTCTAAAGGTTTATTTTGCATCAACTTCACTACTTCTTTTTCAACAAATTGAGTAATATATTCAGATTGTGTTTTCTTAATAATTGCTCCACCGATGATTTCCACTTTATTAGTTACTTCACCTGTCTTTTTATCTTTAGCTTCTTTAAGATAAATGTAATTACCTTTAGAGAAATTAATTACAGATTCTACAATCTCATCAATATCTAAACCCATAATACCTTTCATATACAAATCATTATATTCAGCTACGTGAGCTGCAATACCTGTATATTCTTTCCCTTTAGTTACCAACCAGTTAATACCTTTTCCTATATATTGATATTCTAAGTCAGCTGTATTAATTGAAAAGAATACACCGTCAGTGTGGGCAATAGTAGCGATATAACCTTTCTTAGTAAACCATTTTATCAAATGCCTCAAGTGTTGTCTTCCAGTACAAGTAATACCTTGAGCCACAACCAAATCAGCAAAAGGAGTTACACCAGCAGCACCCATCATACCATAGAAACTATTGATAAGGATTTTAATAGGTAACTGTCTTACTTCATACTTTTTACTTAAAGACATTTCACCTTTTTCTTTATGCTCATTCATCAACTTCTTATACTTAATCCTAGTGGACCAACCATAATACATAAACAGTTTATAAACGCCGTACAAATCAATTTTAGGGGAATCAACGTGTACATAGAACTCCGCTGGATACAGTGATGAGAAGTCAGCTTTAAAAGACTTACCGTGGTATCCAGCTGATAACATAGCTACAAGACCACCTGTAAATTCTCTTGGTTCATCATAATCAGGTACAGCTAAACCATATTGATATGAGTAAGCTGAAAGCAATAGTTTCCAAACAGATGCACCACCCATAGTTGCAGATCTTTGATAAGAAGTAGGCAACCATTTAGAAATCAAAAAAGTAGCTTGACTATAAAATTCATCTAATTTATTTGTTTCCCATAAATCATCAATCAAATACCTTTTAATGATATCTTCACCCGTTGTAATAATGTATTCATTCAAATCCTTTTCAGGGTAGAATAAGTTAACATTATTAAGGTTAGACCTCAAATCTTTCAGCTTATTATAAACTTTCTGATAAGTTACAATATCTTCTTTTTCTAACCATTTACCTACAAACTCATTTTTTCTAAAGCAAAGTTTATCGTAATCTTTAAACTTACTATAAACATTATTAAAGAAACCATCAATATCATCAGGTGTAAACTTCAAAGTATTTACACAAGATTCCATAAACATTTTATCATATTCTTCATCCCAAAGATATAAGGTATCTTCATTACCATATACTTGAGTATGTAAAGATTTTCTCTTTACCTTACTTTGCTCATAAGTATCATTTTCAAATACAATCTCTTTATGGTATTTGAACCAGTCGCCATTATTTACATTCAAATAAAAATCAGCTTTTGAATTCTCAATGTCCCCGATTTTATTACCTTCTACATAAACACGATTAGGTTTAGCTAATTTGGCGAACTTAATGTTATCTTTAAGTTTGAAGTTAGGGATTGCTTTATTAATAGCAGCAGCCCTTTTTACCGCAAACATAGTATCACACATATTAATACCTAAGATACTTGTTTGAGTATAACTTTCACTGCTACCACCTACTTTAAGATTACCAGCCCTCCGATTAAACATTTGATTTTTCGAAATGTAAATTTCTTCGGGGTTTACGTAATATTCTTTCAATAAATCCCTGATACCATTGTAAGTTTGGTATTCATCTTGGAAATTCTTTAGAATTTCGTAACGTTTAACTATGAAAGGAAAATCAAAGCCTTCGCCGTTATATGTTAAGAACAGGTCAGGGTTTAATTCCATTGTCAACTTAAAGAATTCTTCAATTATCTGAAGCTCTTCTTCTTGGTTAGTGGCATTTAATACTTTTTCAAAACCGTTATTACAGTACATACCGATTTTAAAAATCATACCCATAGTGGGATGAAGAGCAGCATCTTTTCTATGAGAAAATTCAGGTAAACCTTTTGTTTCTATATCCATTGTTAGACTTTTTAACTCTGGATATTCTTCGAATCCTTTGAATAATCTTTTTCCACTCTGAATCATATATTGTTCAATTGTGGAAATTTTATAAAAGAGACGGTCTTCACCTACAAACAAATCAATACCATTTTCTATAAACAAGGCGTTAAGATTTGCAAATCCTTTTTTAGAATCAAAGGAGAATCCATCTTGAATCATCATCATTAACTTTGTATCGTCAATTTTAAGTTTAAGATGTTTTGCAAATTTATCTGCATGTTGCACCAAGAAATCTAAATCATTGTTTCTAATTTTCTTTTCGTAGAAGTCAAATATTTTAGATGCCCTTACATTTTCATTAAAAATGGTAAAGGTTAAATGAATTAATTCTTCGTAATCTATCTCGCTGCTTATTTTAAGAATATCTTGGTCAAGATATTGGTTGTCTTCATTATTAGCATCAATGAAAGAAAAGAGAAATGGTTTAGCTGGAAAACCAAAGAAAAAGAGTAATTTTTGGAAATTAGTTGAAGTTTTCCAAAACTCTTTTAGTTTTTCAGAATCTAAAAATACACCTGACCTTTTCCATATATCTAAACCACCTTCACGGAAAAAATCAATAAGGTTATTGAAGCTACCGTTGATTTTTTTTAATTCACCTCTTTTATTATAACAGAATAGGGGGTTATCGTAATTAGTTTCTTTTTCAGGTGCATTAATATGCACAAGATATTTAAACCCGTTTTCCATCCGATCGTATTTATCGGACTCGTTGATATGGGTTATCTGTTCTGTTATTTCAATATTGTATTGCTTCATTTTATTGAAGCAAAGCCTTCTTCTATCTTTAACATCAGATAGAAAGCGTCTTACAATATATTCGTTTTCATCTTGAGATTTGCTTACTATTTCTAATTGATCTTTAATAAGTTCTTGTGACTTATTTTCATAAAAGATAGAATTAGTTTCTTCATTGTAATCGGTGTGGTGGACGGCGAAATATTCCCAAAGAAAATCTCTATCAAAATCAAAACCCTTAAACCACATAAAAGGTCTAAAAGTATCTTTCTTGATCGTAACATCTTCATCATTTTGTTTACGGACGAATATTTTTACTTCATTCGAAAAATTATTAGAATCAATGTAACGTATGCCTTCTTCAGGGTCAAACCCGTGTAGTAACGATTCAATATCTTCGATTTTTAATCTTTTTAAATCTCCTTTCATAACATAATACAATTTGTCACAAAGGTACGATAAAAAATCAAATAGTCAAACTATTTTACAAAATAGTTATGTTGAGGGGTTCTCTGATTGGAGCTATTAAAGTAGTTTGGTCATCATTGAAGGTTATTTCAAACCATCCTTTGTATTTACCTTTTTTCATATTATCTTCACTTGTCCACTTGTATTGTATATAGACTTTTTCGTGACAAGTGCTACACTCTTGTTCTACTAAAATACAACAAGGAGCACATTGTATAAACGGAATACAACTACCAACCTCTTCCATGTGAAAAGTAATAACAGCGTTCTGTAAACGCTCATTCATGCTTTTATTAGAAGTAATGCCGTTTTGTATCAACTCCATAGTTAATACAGGTAAATTAGAATGTTGTTTTATATAAAAATTCATTTCAAGTTCTTTTAAGAGTTGTATATATCGTAATTACATTTTATTACTTGATAATCCAAAGGGACATCATAAAGACAGAAAGATTTTATCTTCCCAATAAAAGTACCAGCAAAATTTTCTTCTAAAACACCACAAATATTGTTATCTGTTACAAATTTAAAACAGTTAGTTTTATGTAAGGAGTTTTGAGAATAATCAGGTAAATTAGGGTTACAACAACCCCCTGTTATATCTTCATCAATATCAACAGAATAATATACTTTCTCAAAATCATCTAATACAAATCTATTTGTAAATTCAACGTAATGTGAAGTTTCCTTTGTTTGAATTGAAATAAATCTATCATCTAAGAGTGAGCTATAAAAAGATATTATTTCATCTTTTTGTGTGAAATCAAAATCAGTAACAGTAAAATAATCAACCCCATTAATTCTAACCCCTTTAAAGAATTGATTTTTCTTTAGATAAAATTGATAATCACAAACTTCATATTCAGTTGGTACATCAGTTGGCATTTCTAATAAACCTTGAGTTCCGCCACCAATACTGATATTGTAAGGCACACCTAATTGTTTAGAAGGTAAATCATCAAAAGGTTCAGGTACAATGTTAGGGAAATTATATTCCCTCAATTTCAAAAAGCCATCAACGTATATGCTTAATGTACCAAAAGATTGTTCTTTGGGTTTACATATATGTGGGTTATCGCTTTGAAATTTAATTGTAACTAAATGATAATTTTCGTCTGTAAATATATTTTCAGTACTATATTTTTCAAATATTAATAAGTCTTCTTCAAATTTACCATCAACACAAGTACCTGAAGTTGCAAGGTATCTATATCCTATTTTACCTTCATCTGTTATTCTAAAGGCTAAGGCGTTGTATTTTAAGTTATCACAACAATCAGGAAGTGTAAAAGTTACTCCAGTTGCATTCAAATAGAAATCACTTAGACTAGGGCAATTAAAAAATAAAAAAGGTGAAGTATCGCTTGGTGGCTTTATATGTGAAGTTTCTTCTATAATAGAGTTTAAGAATGTTACACCGCTAGATACTTCGTAGGATAAGATATGTTCTTTAAGGGAGCAGAACTTATTTTCAGCTCTTGTTCCATAGTAATAGAATATACCTTCGTTATTAGGATAAGTTTCATTTAGAGTGGGTAATTCAGAGTCACAAGTACATCCGCTTTTAGCCAAATAGAATTCAGCAGTCCAACCGTCCACAAAATGCTCTGGGAGCGTTTGGTACTCATAACCTTCTAACTTATAGAAGCCCTGATAGAAACCCCCGCACAACTGAACTGTGGAGCCACTAAGCACATCGTAGCAAAAGTTTTCGCCGTCCACCTGCTTAACAAAAAATCTCTTTTCGCCGTCCAACCCCCAATCAGAATCAATACTATCAGAAAATCTATTATCATAACCTGTAATACCAAAATTAGGTATGGTAACACCACTAGCAGATATAGCACCAATCCATTCATTATCGACATATACAGTCCCCAATGAATTGAAGTTCATACAAATAATTGGTTCTACTACATCATTACAATTACAAATAGCATCATATTCAGATACCTGTATGTCGTAATAATCTTTATTAGATAACTTCAAATCTAATAATGTCGCGTATTTTCTATTGATATATGCCAAGTCATTATATTTATTACATATAAATAAACGGAAAATGAAAATTATTGTATCTGAAATTTTATTGAATGAAATTATAAATGCAGATCTATCTATTATAGGAGGAGATATGCCCACATCTAATAAAGAAGTAAAGCTGTCAAGAATAAGAAAGACACCACAACCTACTTCAGATGATTTCGTGACTCAAGCAAGTCAATTTACACAAACATACCCTAACGGTTGGTTTGTAAGAGAACAAGAAGAAAATGAAGAAGAACAAGAAACAAGACCAACAGATAAAATCAGTGAACTTAATATCCTAGACCTATTAAATGAAAAGGGATTGAAACAAGCTACTTTAACTTTCAAGACTAATCTATTTAATGTAAAAGACGATAACTTAAATGAAGTGATAGCTATTGTTTTAAACGATATTTTTAAAGAAGTTGATTGGAATGAAATGCCTGAAAATTATAAAAAAGAACTAGCTCAATACCTTAAATAAAATATATAAAAGTACAAACTTTAGATATATTATTATATAAGAATAGTGAAAAACCAAAAGTTTAAAAAAACATACCTTAACAACTTATTAATCAATTAATTATATATTATGGCAAATAGTAAATTAATCGGAAAAAACGTTCCATTTCCTGAAAATTTACTTCCTTCTATGAGAAGAAATTTAGGGGATAATTTAGAGTTTGCAACCCAGATAAATAACTTCATTGAGGATAGGAATGTTAGTTACGATGATTTAAGGAATATAGTTAAAAATTACCATACATATTCTACAGAAGAAAAGTTACAACACGGTGGAGATCTTTTTTATAGATGGGCTGTTGCTACTTTAAATCGTTTAACTAGGGTTGTAAAAAGAAGTAAAGAAAATTTATCTTTAGCTGGAAAGAATAATGCTTATATAAAGCAACATGAAAAGAATGTTACGGGTAAGGCTAATACTGAAAAACCCTTATATGAATCACCTAAAAAAATAAAGAAAATATATATATCTGAAACAATCTTTAAAAAATTAAAAAAATAAATATTATGTCAACTTGTTCAAGATTAGAAGAAATAGCAAAGGCAACTAGAGAAGACCTTTTAATTAAAAATGTTTACCAAGACCAATCAGGTTTGAAATACGATCAGACACATAGAAATGCTACACAAGCAATGGGTGGCGTAGATGATCCAAATAATTTCAAGGGAAAGGGTACTGGTGGATCTTTTGACACTAGCAATGGCGGTAGTATCGTTGATATTAACGGTTTACCATCTGTTATTGGAAGTGGTAGAAACGCCATTTTTAGTGTTAATCAGTATAACCCAGATAACAAATACGATTGTTTTGCGCAATAATTTAAAAAAATACCTATATTTGTGAAAAGTTTTAAAGACACTGTAAGTGAAATCTTACTTGAAGCCCCTAGAGTCGGTGAAGTTGTAGACACAATATTTGGGCGTAAATTAGTCAAAATAAACTATCTGGGTGATGAAAATGAACCAGAGGGTGAAAGATTAATTGAACCTTATTTGATTGGTAGAACTGTCACTGGAAAGTTGGCTATTAGGGCTTATCAAAGAAATGGTTTCACTAAAACAGATCAACCAGATTGGAAGATATTTGTTATAGATAAAATAACAAGGTGGGAACCACAAAAAGAAAGTTTTGATGTCAGAACAGATTATAATCGTAATGGAGATAAAATGTTCAGATTAATAGATAAGAAAGTTCCTCTAAATAAGAGCGCTTTTATAGGCAAATACTCTTCAATGGTCAAAGATCTTTATAATAAGATAAAATCTAAATTTTAATATGGGTATTAAAAAAAATATCAGCGATTTTGAAAATAGTGACTTATATGAAGATGAGGAAGATGATTTAGAATTATTAGAGAACGACGATTTTAAAGACATTAATGATGTTAATATAGACGAGAATTATATTACATCATTAACTGATAAAATATCTAATAACGAACTGTTAACAGCTTTTTTAATTCAAGATCGAATGGAGGGTGCTATAAGTTCAAATAAAAAAAGTCAATCACATCCTATTGATAGTTATTTAAGGGATTTAATATTGGATGTTCTAGTAAAAGATTTCATGCCTTTATTGGAAAAAAAATTAAATTCAGTAAATAAAAAATAATATAAAAAACAATAGACTATGAGTAACATAGATAATTTTCTAGCTAGTATTTCACAAGAAGTTAATATTGATCAAAACGAAAAAATTAACGAGAGTAAGAGTGTTAAAACAACTAAGCAGAAGAGTAAAAAAAAGAAAGTAGATGAAGAGATTTCTTTTGATACTAATGATCTTTTTGGAGAAAATAATTATGATAATCCATTACCTATATGGTCTACTGTAACTGAAAATAATGAAATAATTAATGAAACAGTAGTTACCACTAATGAATCGGTCATTCAAAATGATAATACAGTAGGTGTAGATATAAAAACAATAAGAGAGGTTATCAGGGAGGAATTAGATGATTATTTTAAACAGAAAATGGTTTTAGAAGAGTCATCTGCTGGTAATGCTCAAATAATATTTTTAAAAGTAGGTAATAGTTTATTTAAGGGGAATATGGAGTTTGTAAAAAGTGTTTAATATCCGTAACATCTGATTCTAATAGGTCATACCATTCTCCATTTATTTTTTTGAGTTTAAAAATCGAGTGAAACAATCTTTCTAATTTTTTTGAGTCATCTACTGGAAATATATCTACAAAATACCAATCAAAAGGCAATTTAACATTAAAGATAGCATTTCTATTATCAATATTATTTGTTCTACCTATTTTGTAACCTAGATTTGACTTTATAATATACAGGAATTCTTTTTCCTTGTTTGATATATTAATATTAAGATTTAAGTTGTTAATCTCTTCTTGATATTTTAATTTATACAATTGGTTGTCGGATATAAAAATCCAGCAGCCAATTGTTTTAAACGCCAAAACTTCCTTTTCTATTTCGCCGTCCAACTCAAAATCAAACTCACTATAGGAATACTTAAACATTGCATTCCAAAGTACAGTGAATTCACCTATACAATTTTTACTAAAATTTCTTTTACTAAAATACTGATAAGTAAAGCCGTTTGATAATAGAAATTTTTGAGTTATATTTTGCAATTTTTACTATATTTGATAAAAATATATTGTATGTCAGGAAATATAAAGAAAATTTTAGTATTACTTCTAAACGATCCTAGTTCAGGTATTAACAAATATAGAATATCTGATCCACACATTAAGTTACAGAGCCTTTTTAAAGACGAGTTTTATATTGAAATAGCTGAAGATAGGGAACTTCTAAATATAGAAAGAGTAAAAAAATTTGACGCTATTTTTTACCATTCTGTTATTGAACAGATTGATGTGATAGCGAATCAAACAGCTTTGATAAAAAGCATGGGTATAAAATTAATTGTTGATATTGACGATTATTTTGAATATCATGCTTTACATCCTTACTATAGAATAGCCAAGCAAATTAATTTGAGGGACAAGACTTTGAATGCTATTAGAAAAGCTGATTTAGTAACTACCACTTCCGAATTTTTCGTTGAAGTATTAAAGAAATTCAATAAAAATGTAGTTTCAATCCCCAATTCTATAAACTTTAAAGAAAAACAGAATCAAATCAATAACATTCCACATGAAACGGTAAATATTGGTTATGTGGCTGGGTCTTCGCATTTAGAGGATATTAAATTATTGAGGGGAGTTATGTCTTCGACCTTAAATAAGAATACACAAATGCACTTATGTGGATTTAACAGTGCTAAGGAAACTGCTTTAAATTCTGTATGGCATAAGATGGAAATTGAATTTACAGATAATTACGCTTTTAAAGATAACAGGTTTATTGAATATCTACATGAATTTACCCAAGAACCTTATCCATATCAAAGTCAAATGAAGTATAAGCGTGTATGGACTAAACCTATCAATTCATATTGTCAATCTTATGATGAAATTGATATTGCTTTGGCACCATTACAAGATAATAAGTTTAATTACTATAAAAGTAATTTAAAGATGCTTGAAGCGGGTGTTAAGAAAAAACCCATTATTGTTAGTGGGGTTCAGCCTTATTTGGACGGCGAACATGGAAAAAATTGTTTAATGGTGGATCCAAAAAAGGAGCATAAAAATTGGATGAAGTATATAAAACAGTTGGTTGATTCAGAACAAATGAGGATTGATTTAGGTGAAAACTTACATGAACACGTCTTCAATAACTTCAACTTAGAAACAACAACTAAATTACGTGCAGAAATTTATAGAAATATTTTGTAGTATCATAAAAGGGTTTTACCTTTGCAGAAAATTAATAAGATATGATATACAAAAACAAAAGTGTCTCTGAATTATCCAATTCTACTGAAGTAAGGGGTTTCTTTGTTGATCAGAAAAAGTATCAACCTATTAAACCTGAAGAATGTATCTTTTTAGACATTGAAACTGTTGCTAATTATTCCAGTTACGAACAATTATCTCCAGAGCTTCAAAAGAGGTTTGAGATTAAACTAAATAGATGGATTAATTACGATGATTCTGCAAAGAGTAAAATTATTGATGCTTTCTTTCAGGAGTTAGAAAAGGAAACTAATTTGATGAATGTGTTGGACGGCGAATCGCTTCTAAAAATTTATAAAAATCAAAAAGCAATTTCGCCTTCCAAGCGCTACATAGAAGTTGCAGGTCTATACCCAGAGTATGGAAAAATCATTTGTATCAGTATGGGCTTTATGAAAAACGGTGAATTCCAAACCATTTCTTTTGTAGGCAATGAATTAAAACTTCTAATGAATTTCCAATTCGGTATCACTAAACTGTATGAACGAATTTCAAAAGAAAACGATGGAAATGTTTGGGTAGTAGGTCACAATATTAATTTCTTTGATGTTCCTTTTATCACAAAGAGAATGTCTTTGAATGGACTGTTAACCCCTGCATTCTTACACCAACCTTTCCAACAGCCTTGGAATAAGAGAATTATTGATACTGCAAGTGAATGGAGAGCTGGTAATGCAACTGGTGATGCTACTTTAGAAACAATCTCCTTGAGCTTAGGATTTGAAAGTTCAAAATCAGGCAAAGTAAATGGAGAATCTATGGGACAATATTATTATTCCAAAGATTTCGACGTTAATGAATTAGTCACTTATTGTGAAAGCGATGTTGTAAACGTTTACAAACTTTTCACTTATCTACAAAACTTAAAACAAGTAAAATAAATGCAAATTAAAGTAAGAAAATTATATCCAGATTCTATTCTGCCTACAAAAGCTAATTTGATGGACGTTGGCTTCGATGTTTACGCTCATTCTTTCGAAACCCAAGACGGCTCTCTTGTAATTTATTTGGGAATAGCAGTTGAACCACCTGAAGGATATTATTTTGAATTAGCCCCTAGATCATCAATTAGTAAAACACCTTGGGTATTTGCTAATTCAATTGGAATAATTGATCCGAATTATAGAGGTGAGTTACAAGTTAGAATGAAACCTGTTCATGAGATTGATGGTAATACTATTAAATATCGGAGAATCATTGATCATGGTTTCATGCGAGGAGATAGAGTCGGACAATTAATACTTCGGAAACACGAAGGGCAAAATTTTGAAATAGTAGAAACAGATAACCTTTCTCTGACACAAAGAGGTGAAGGTGGTTTTGGTAGTACAGGAAAATGATTATAGAACTATCTAAAATATCAGAGTTTATATCTTCCTCAAAAGAAGATTTGTTAATAATAGGCCAACCAAAAGGCATAGGATTAACAACAGAGATTGTCACATTCTTTTGTGATGCCCTCTTCTTTGAGGAAGATTGCTCTATATTAATTCTTTGTGATGACACTAAATCTAAAAGCTATATTATTAATTTAGCTAAAGATATTTTAAGTTTAAATTATAGTTATGATGCAACATACGATTATAACAATAACTTTATGAAAGTGTATAATAATGTACTTTCAGTTATAGCTTATAAAAAGTATGATAAGTCTAATTTCACAACAGATAAAGTAGATTTTAAATTCAAATATTCTTATGTTGATAAAGACGATAATAATGATCTTTTAAACTATTATATTAGTGTTTATTTACCTCCTATAAGTAAACAGATGATTGTAGCTACTTATGATACACCAACTAGTCTTTATTATATAGGTGATTTTGAAGGGAAAATTAAGAAAGTTATAGTCAACTCTGAAAACCAAAAAGAAAATATTTCAAAGATGTATGACAATGAAGTTTATACATTAGAATACGAAACTATCTTAAAAGGAAAATTTAACAATGAAATTCACAATAAATAAGGATTCGAGCATTATCAAATATAAGTTATCAGATGTAGTTAAGGCTGTTAAAAAGGATACCTTTGAAAACCCCCAATTCGACTTTGATAGCAACTACACTCTTATGATGTTTTTTAGTTATTTTATTGATTTAGCTGAAAAAGAGAATGATGAACAAAGTGTAAATATTTTAAAAAGTTATATACTAAACCAAGTATCAAAATTACCAGTAGAATATGAAAAAATTGTTGATAAATGTTTAGATTTGTTGGAGTACGACAAAGACTTGGAACAGATGTTTAAAAGTTCTTCAGTTGAAGTAATAACAGCATTCTTTTATCATCCTTTTTCTAGTTTTATCTACGACGAGTTGTTTTTATTCTACGATAAAGCACCTATCACTGAAGTTCTAAAGGAGAAATTTAAGACAGATAATTTTTCACAAATTACTTATGAATTGAATTTGGATGTATCCAAAAAAATTAAAGAAAAGTTAGGGGAAGAAAAATATAAAAGTGTGATAACAGACGAGGAAATAAAAGAATATGAAGAAGCTCTAAAAGAGCAAAAGAAGTCGAAATCAGAGTTAGTAATTAATCGTAACCCTAACGACTTAAATGAAGCAGTGGAAGTTTTAATTGATATGTTTGATAATAACGATTCTTTAAAACAGGTGGATATTAATTTGGAGGAATCAACTGAAGTCTTTACTAGCATGTTATTTTTCCATATTTACGATGTTTTACTATTTAGCTTTAAATTATATGATCCGAAAACAAAACTAGTCAAATATTTTAAAAAGGAAAAAAACATTGAAGATCCATACACAATGATTTTTATAATGTTGAAAACCTTTGTTAATTATGTAAAATTGAAAAAATCAATTTAACTGAAAACCGCCACTTTTAATGGCGGTTTTTATTTATTATCACTATATTTAAAACGAAAAAGTTTTGTTAATATGACTTATATCTTAGATGAAAAAAATACCAATACTACGTATGATAGCTATTTTAGCGTCGTAGGTAAAAAAAATATGCCTACAAATCAACTAGACGAAATTCAATTATTAGATGTTTCAGAATCGTTTCAAAAATTGAAAAAGTATTTTTCAAAAGTTACTTACGAATACTTTTCGATTAATGAACGTAAAACAATATTAGAATATCTTATTTCTAATTATGCTTCTAAACAATTAAATGTTTTTGCTGAATACAGGGATTTAGATTATAAAATAACAGATAAGAAAGAACTACTAAAATACTTTTGTTATCATTTGATTATTTTATATTCCGATTACAAATATCAAGAAGATGAGAGCTACAATCCTTTAAAAGTTATTAATGAATTGGAAACAGCATTTCTTTCTGATAAAGAGAATGGGTATAAGATGGCTGATTTTTATTTGCAGTCAAAAAAGATTTTTTCAAACTTACCTATGTCTGAAATAGTAAAGATAAGATTGGAAGATTCATTGATATTAATATCTTTAAAAGAGGATCTTAAGATTCAATTTAATTTAGTAATATATTATTTGATTTTACTAAATAATTTTGACCCCTTTTTGTAAAAAAAAGCCGCAACATAATAATATGCTGCGGCTTTTTCATTTTTGTCAAATTTTATTTCTTAGAAGTAGGCTTTAATTCTTTAAAACTTCTAACTTCCTCCTTCAAACTTCTAACTTCTTCTTGTACGGCGCTGTGATCAAAAAGTTGCCATACAGCACCAGCTACCGACATAAGAATACCGATTAGCATATTTACTGATTCTTGGTCTTTCCAACCCATACCTACTGCGATAGCACCAGCTACCATTAAAATTTGACGCAAAATGTCAAGTGTGAACCATTTCATAGTTAAAAAAAAATTTTTTGATTATATTTGTGTGAGAACTTCATATAGATTACTCGTATATAAATATGCTATACTTTTACAGTACAAGAAAAAAATCAGAAGAAAATAGAAAAAAAATTTTCCATTCTCTAAAATCAGATGTAAAAATCGTTGAATTTGAAAATAACGGTCAATATTCTTTAACACAGGCTTATAATAAGGCATTAGATATGTGTGAAGAAGATGAGATATTAGTTTTAGCTCATGATGATATAAATTTACCCTCTGGCTGGGATTTAAAAATAAGAGAATTATTTGAAACAACAGATTATGGTATTATAGGTATGGCTGGTTCAGCTTCTTTACCTAAGAGCGGTGTTTGGTGGGAGAACAGATCAGACTTAGCTGGTATTGTTTCACATGAAAGAGTAGTAAATGGTAAATTAGTAAAGTACGATTCTGAATTTTCTAGTAACCATGATTTTGTTATGAATGTTTGTGTGTTGGACGGCGTTTTTATTGCTCTAAAAAAAGATAGGATAAAAAAACGCTTTAATGAAGACATTAAAGGATTTCATTATTACGATGTTAGTTTTACAGTTGATAATTTCTTAGAAGGTGTTAAAATAGGTGTTACAACTGCCTTTAAAATTCACCACAAAAGTGTAGGTGAGGTTAACAATTCTTGGCATTATAATAGAAACGTGTTTACTCAAATGTATGCAGATAAACTACCAATAGAAACTAAACCTATTTTGTCAGAAATAGTAAAAGTAAATCCCGTACAAGTTGCAGCTATATCTGTTGGTGTAATCATCTTAACAAAAGATAAAATCAATTATCTTACTAAATGTATTGATTCTTTAATAAAGAAAACTAATAAAAATATTTCTTTGAATATCGTTGTTGGGGATACAGGTTCTTCTGAAGAATCCTTAAAGTCCTTAGATGAGTATTTTAAAACAATAGAAGAAGAGCAACATAAAAATGTTAAATTAACTCTACATAAATTAGAGTTTTACAATTTTGCCAAAAATAATAATGAAATAGTAAAAAAATATTTTACAGACGAAGAACTTCTCTTATTTTGCAATAATGATATTCAATTAATAAATAATGCCTTAGATTTGATGGTATTAACTTACCAGAAAAATAAGCAGAGATGCGGTACAATTGGGTGTAGATTGCTTTATCCTAATTTGAAAGTTCAACATGGAGGTATTATTTTGTATGTAGACAAAAATAAACGTTTAGGGGCATCACATTATGGTTTGAAGAGTTATTATTCTTTTAATAGTAGATTATCTTCTAATATGGTTGGATGTACAGGTGCTTTTTTACTAATGAATAAAAAGTCTTTTGAAAAAGTTAATGGTTTTAATGAAAACACCGTGGAATGTTTTGAAGACGTTGTTTTAAATATAGACGCAATAGCTAAACTAGACAAAACAAACTTTTATCAAGGCGACGCTGTTTGTTATCACTATGAATCTTTAACTAGAGATGAATCCCCAGATAAATTTGAAAGGATAGGTAAAGATTTTATAAATGTTTTACAGCCAAAAATTTTAGAAAATAAAAATAAATTAAAAAATTATATCGTGATACTATGAAAAAAAAGGTAGCAATAACAATAAATGATGTTATTAGAAGATATTATGATACTTTTAAAGAGGTTTATAATGTTTATTTAGATGAAGAGGATCAATTTAATGATGAAAAGATTGAAAGAAAAGAAGACTTTGAGTTTGGAATTTTAGATGATGAAGGTGATATTCAAGAAATTACGGAAAATAAAATCGAAAAAAAAATCCTAAATTTGGAAGGTAAGGTTGATCCGATGTATATAACATCTAAAATCGAGTTTGAGTCAAAGGACTTTTTTCTTAGATTTTTATATGAGCAGATGAGTTTTGAAATAGGTGCTAAAACTAATGTAACTTACAAAGATGTCATTAACGACTTTCATGAACTGCAAAATCATTTTAATTCAAAAGGCATAGTTTTGGATTTGGTTTCGATGGAAGTGGGTAATAGTAAACCAGCTACTTTATTCTTTTTATCGAGAGAAAAATGCAAATTAAATAATTTGAGGTTTGTTAGTTCTTATGAAGAAATTTGGGAAGATTATAAAATGATTATTACAGCTGATAATTTTATAATTGAGAAAAAACCTAAAAATAAAAAACTCCTTAGAATAGAAACTGAAAATAATAAAGAATTAAAACAAGGAAAAAAATTCAATAATTTAAAAGAAATAGTAAACTATTTAAAAAATGGAAAATAAAGAAATAATAGAAAAATTGGTGGAATTAAAAGGTAAAATCCTAGACAAGAAAGGTAGGTTATTTTTCTTTGTTGCTGACACCAACGGCACACCAATGGCTTCAATTGAATATATCTATAGAGTAGCTGGTATCATGAGTGATGAGGGTTACGATGTAATTATGTTACACGAAAAAGAAAAATTCATCGGGGTTCAAAATTGGATGGGTGAAAAGTATTCAGGTTTGAAACATATTTCACTTGAAACTATGAATCAAAACCCAGAGTACCAAATAAACGGTGCAGATACTTTTTTCATTCCTGAACTGTACGCGGATTTGATTAAAAAACTATGGGAAACTAAATTACCATCTGATACAGTTGTTATTTGTCAATCACATAGTTTCATTTTTAAATATATGAATGCTGGGGAAAGTTGGAATTTTTACGGTGTGGATCATGCGATAACTACATCAAATAAAATGAAGACTTTTTTGAAGGAGTACCAACCAGTAAAAAATATTCATGTTATAAATCCCTTTATATCTGATGTTTTTTCGCCGTCCACCACCCCCCAAAAACCTATTATTTCAATTATTAGTAGAAATCAAGAGGACATAGAAAGAGTAGCTAAATTATTTTATCAAAAATATCCAATGTATTCTTGGATATCATTTAGAACTCTCGGTAATATGCCTAAAGAAGACTTTGCTAATACTTTAAAGGAAACATGTTTATCTATTTGGTTAGACGATTATGCTACTTTTGGTACGTTTCCTCTTGAGTCAATGAAATCTGGTGTACCAGTTCTAATTAAAATTCCTGATCTAATACCTGAATGGGCTGAATCAATAGAAGAAGATAGAATCAAATTAAGTGATAATGCTATCTATGTTTCAAATATATTATCAATCCCAGATTATATTGCCCGTTTCATGGAAACTTGGTTGTTAGGTGAAGTTCCTCAAAAGATGTATGATAACATGCAGTCAACTGTTGAACCTTACACTGAAACTAATTTTATAGAACAAACAAAAGCAGTATTTGGAACTATCTTTCAAAGCAAATTAGAAAAAGTAAATCAAACAATTAAAAAATACGAAGATGAGCAATAAATTAACAGTAATAATACCAATACATAAAGTAGACATAGATGAAAGCTATTTGATTAGTATGTTTGAATCTTTGTCTGTGCAGGACAATAAAAACTTTGATGTTTTAATTGCTACATTTCCTGATTTACAAAGTCAGATTAATTTAGCTAATAAATTCGATGTTAAATTGTCTTTTTTGGATTTACCAGAGGAATTGAAAGATATTTACCCCAATTATACAGAGGTAATTAATTTCGCCGTCCACTCCGTAAATACAGAGTACTTCACAATATTACAATACGATAATGTATTAAATAATACGTTCGTTCATTTCGTAGAAGAATACTCAACAGCATATCCAACAGTTTCAGTTTTTATGCCTATCACACTAGAATTCGACGGAGAAACCTTTGTGAGAACTGCAAACGAAGTAGCTTGGACCGTCAATTACACCGAAAAGCAAGGGTATTTAGATTTTGAAACCCTTAAAAAATTACCTATATTCTCTTTTGTTTCTGCTATATACAAGACTGAAACGTTCCTTGAAAATAACGGCTATAAACATAGCATAAAAAAGTATTTTGAATACGAATATTTTTTGAGAATACTTAATCAGCTAGCAGAAGTAATGGTTATTCCTAGGTTTATGGTGAGACATACCGTTAACAGACAAAATAGCTTATCTACTTATTATGATGATCAAGATAAACTTGAAATGAAGTTTTATCAAGATCTAGCAAAAAAAGAATATTTCTTCCCTGAAGATAGACAAATTACATACGAAGGTTAACTCCTTTTATTTTTTAATCTAAATTAAATGGCAAAAAGAGGACGTAAACCGAAAAACGAAAATGTAGAAGCAAATCCACTTTCAGGGTACTTTTCAACCGAACAAGAACAGGCTGTTGTAAGATATTTAAAGTCTACTTCAGAGGAAGAAAAGAATCAAATTTATAACGATTTATTAAAGAAACCTTTAGAAAAAATGACGGAATCAATAATAAATCGTTATAAATTGTATAGCGCTAAAATGTCATACAAAGATTTATTTGATGATACTTTATCGTTTTTACACATGAAGATACACATGTTTGATCCTGATAGAGGTAAAAAATCATTTTCGTATTTCGGAACAATAATAAAAAGACGGCTCCAAAATAATCGTAAAAAAGAAACGAAAGATAAAAAGAAAGTTATTCTTTATGATGATGTTTATAGGACCGTTTCAGAGGGTCAAGATATCGTAGATGAAGAATACACTGAAGATTCTTTGATGCACCAATTTTTTAACCTAATAGTTATTGAAATAGAAACATTGCTTGAAACAACTACTTTAGATGTTAATATTGAAAAGTATGGTTTGAAAGAATCAGATATAAAGGTTGGTATAGCTATAATAGAGATAACAAAGAGTTGGGATAAAATCTACTTAGACGATACAAAGAAATTCAAAAAGAATTTCATTTTGGAATGTATCAGAAACATGACGTTATTAAATACAACACAAATTAGTCAAAGTTTAAAATTTTATAAAAACTTCTATAATAAAAAGAAAAAGAAATTTCTAAAAGAGTTGGAAGATGATTTGTGATATTTATAAAAAAACAATACTATGAAAAGCAAGGTACCTGCAACACTAGATGGTTTACTGGAAAGAATCCAGCTTACTTTCAATGATCTGGAAAGACAAGAAAAAAGAGCTTTAAGTATGCTAAGGAAAAGAGAAGAAGAAATCCTTGCTAAGAAAGAAGCTGAAGATTCTTCTGATTTATCAAGATCCTTGAAAGAAATTGAAATTTTAGATTCACTTTCCAATAAAACCCTTGATATTATCAACACCAACAATAAAAATAAAATTGATTTGGTGAAGTTTTACGGTAATGCTATTCTCAACCGAAATGATGAAGTTAAATCAAAAGCTGAAGATTCAGAAAATGAAAATGAAGCAATCTTAACTGATAAGGAAATAGAAAGCATTCGTAACAACTTAAAATTAAAAATCTAAATAATCAATAGAAATTATCTTTGAGTTAAAATGCCCATAAATTTAAAAAAGGATTTACTTCAAAAAATAGAAAATCTGAAAGCAACTAATGAGGCTTTCTCTAAGATAATTTCTTTTGATTCTTTGTCTTCTGTATCCAAAGAAAACTCTTTGAGTTTTGTTATGGATTTATTTGTATCTATGTACGGTGGTAAAAAAATGAAATCAGAATTTATAAAATTCTTGGTTTCAGAACTTAAAAGTTTAGGTGATGACTTGTTTAAATATTTTAAGGAAAATATTGTTAAATACTATCAATGTAAAACAGATACTATATTACCAGCAGCTTTTTTTGAATTTAAGACTTATAAGGTTAAAGAGTTAGATTTCTTTGGTTTACTTAAAATAAATCCAGATAGTGATTTAGGTAAAAATTTTTATGTTAATCACATTTATAATTTAGATAAAGTACTTTACCAAGCAATTAATGATGAAGGTATTGAATATAATTGGCAATCAATTTTAATTGTCAAATATGTTAACCAAGAATTATATGTCAAATTGCACCCATCACTACAAGGTAAAACAATTTACGATTTTGTAAATGCTTATCTTAGTAACACCGTTTTCTTTGACGACATTAAAATAATTTCAGATATAACTGATAGCATCTTTGGCGTTGTTACTTCTAAACTAAAAGATACAATTTCTAATTTTTCTAAAAAGAATTTATCTAATCAAATTGAGTTAGAATTAATATTGGATAATATTTTAGATAACTTAACTGTAGATGATTCTTTCTTCACTTTTGATACGGAAGATATAAATGATAGAATTGAAAAAAGAAAAAGTGGTTTTTATGAATTTGTGGATTGTGATATAAATTATGTCAAATACGATTATAATTTATTACAATCTTTTATTAGTGATTTATCTAACGTTTCACAGTATAATGAAGAGATTTATACTGTTAATTTTGATTATATGATAAATCAAACTTCAGGTACGGTTTTACCTTCTGATAAGCAAGCCTATTCAGATAACTTATTTAAGACGTTCTTTAAGACACTTATTAAATCGGTATCTGGAAGTATATTGAGCCCTAAAACAATTTTATTTATTAGATTGTTTGCTAATATGTCTACGAGTGTCACCTTATCACCTGACTTTAAGGAATTTTTTAAAGAACATAAAAATTTCTTAATAGAAATAATTAAAAAACATATAATTCAAGCGGTTATTAAATATTTGATATTCATTATTATTAGAGAAATAAATGAATTAATCAGAGAAAATAATTTAAAAAAAGAACAAGAACAGCTTAGATTATATATCTTACAAATTAGATCACTATTATCAATATTATAATGGAGAACATTGATTTTACAGATATAGAACAACTATTAGCATATCTAAATTCATTTTTAGATAAAGGTATTAGTAAACCCGCTAATGTACCTCCACCTTTAATATTATTAGGTGCGGAGAATAAAAAGGGATTGTCTGTTAGAGATATTACTAAGGAAATATTAAATAAAAGGCAAAAGCTAGGCTTACCTGTTAGTTTATTACCAGATGGAAGTGAATCTTTAGCAGATAAGGGGTTGTACGTTATTGTTGAAACTATTGTTGAACATATTATAAAAAATGCCAAAGTAACAGTTGTTATACCTGCTGGCGTTCCAGTAACAAGTAATGGCTTTGCTGGTGCTATCCCTGTAGTTACCCAAGGTATAACTACCACTTATGCAATAGGAAAAGGAATAATTCAATAAACATATTTATCAATATGAAAAGAATAATATTACCAGAAGCCTTTGCCACTTTCCACTTTGATGAAAGATATTTGGAAAGAGTTGTAGGTAAGAGATTACCTGAATCTTTATCTCAAGCCATTGTTAACAGGGTTGATATGTTAAAAGCACTTATTTTACCTAAAGGCGACTTTATAATTAGTATATTTTATTTCAGAAAAGATCAAAAACATTTAACTGTTATTGTAAGAAATTATGTTATGATAACAACATATTTCAAGGAAAAAGTTAAATCTGATGGATGTTTTAGTGTTTCTGATTTTATGAAATTTAAAAAAACATTACAATATCTTAGATTTTCACCTGAAGTTCCTAAAAAAGGTTCTTTTTATTATAAGTACGATGATTATAATGCACCCTTTTGTATTTTAGTTAAAGACAGAAAGCTAGAAAAAGCTGTTAGTATAGAGGATGTTGATAATTACCCTGAATACAAACCTTTAAATTAAAAAAAAATATGCTTGCGTCTGAATTTAGTAGTAGCAGGAATGACATTATCTACAGTAAGAATATCTTTGAAGGAGAGGTTGTTGATTTGTTGGACGGCGAAGAGAATGGAATAATTAGGGTGAGAATACCCGAATTAGATAAAACTGTTGATGATAAAGACTTGCCACTGTGTTTCCCTTTATTTAATTTTTCTTTTTTTAGGTTGTTACCTAAAAAAGGGGAAAGGGTGACATTAATGTTCAGAAACATTTACAACACGGCTAATAGTAACAGTAAAGATATCAGGTATTGGATTAGTGTAATACATTCAGATGTATCGAGGATTGATTTTGAAAAGTATTATTATGAGAGTAATAGACATTACCCAGATTCTCCTTTAGCAGCTTCAAGTAAGTTATCAGCTAAAGCTGAAAGTAAAGGTATCTTTGCTAAGAAAGATGAAATTTCTATTAACGGTAGAAATAATGTAAATATATTTTTAAAAAACAGACAGTTGTTATTAAGGGTTGGTGGACATCAAAATAACGAACCTTTAAAATTTAATAAAGTAAATCCCTCTTATGTTTTATTATCTTTTCCTGAACAGAAAGATAAGAAGTTAGGTCGTAAAACGGTAAACACAAAAACTTTTAAAGAGCCAACCCACGAATTCGCCGTCCAATTCACCACTGATCTAATAGCTATAATTACAGTTAGGGATATTGCTAATAATAAGGTATTATCATCTACAAGAATCGTAAGATCAACTAAAGATGCTGTAGTCTTAGATATAAAAACTCAATTGTTATCTTTACAGTCAACGTTCCCTTTGTGGAGACTTACAGCTACAGATAGCTCCTTAGCCGCTCTCCCAAAAATATATCCTAGTACCCTATTGAATACGAGTATTCAAGAAACAGTATTAGTGGAAAAGTCTTTGGATTTTTCAAGTTCTCTTACGGTAGCTGATAAAATATTTTTAGTTAGTCACTTAAACAATGAATTTTCTTTAAAAAAACAACCTGATTTGGTTACAGATGAAAATTTAGTTGAATTAAGTGAGAAAGCTCATCCAGTGCCTTATGGTGACAGGCTTGTCGAACTTTTGAGCTTGATGCGTGATGTTTTATCTACACACGTTCATCCTGAACACGCTATGGAAGCAGTTAAAGAAGAAAAGCTACTGAAGCTATTAAATTTTGATTTACAGCGTCTTTTAAATAAAAATGTATTAACTGGGTAGGTCTTTAGGTAAAGTCATTCTAGTGGGCCAATCTGGGTGATTTAGCTCTACTAGCATAATAACGTCTTTTCTACCTAATCTTTGATAAGGTTGGTACATTTCAACTTCGGTATTTGATTCGAGTATTTTTAATTCTTTATCTTTTGAACTTTCTTTGAATAAATTATAAGCGTCTTTTCTGCTTTTAATTAACCAACAATTTTTAGATTCAATAATAAAGAAATCTAAATTCTTTTTACAAATAGATCCTTTGTTCCCCTGTACGTTCTTGTACTCAATCCACATTTTATCGTAGGATACATTTGGATCTTTTCTTCTAATTTTCCTTGCCTTTTTTACATCAAATGTTAAATTTAGTGTTAAATCGACTCCATTTATATTTTCATTAAAACTTGAAAATAAAAAACGTTGAAACAAGGCTTGAAACTTTTCTTCTACATCCCTACCCATTAGTAGGAAATCACCATAATCAAATGCCATATATTAAAGATATAATTTAGAGTGCAAATATATGGAATATTTTCAAACGAACAAAAAAAATCATAATTTTTGATATTTATTTTAATATTTGTAAAAAATGGAAAAGAAGATAAACTATTATAGCAGAGACTTTCGCTCAATTAGGTCAGAACTAGTAACATTTGTAAAGAATAATTACCCAGATTATTATGTAGATTTTAATGATGCTAGCATAGGTATGATGCTAATAGAGTTAAATGCTGCCGTAGGTGATATGTTATCTTTTAATACAGATAGAGCTTATCAGGAGAATAATATAGATTATGCCCAAGAAAGAAGGTCTCTTTATGCTATGGCTAGAACTCTGGGATTAAAGATACCATCCAGAGCTCCATCAGTAACAATTTGTGATATATCTGTAGATCTACCTGTAAGCGGAAACAGTTTTGATTTACAGTATTGTCCTTTGATTGTTAGGGGTGCTCAAATTTCAGGTGCTAACTTAATATTTGAAACTTTAAACGATATTGATTTCGCATCACCTTTTTCTCAAACTGGTGTGCCAAACAGAACTGTTGTACCTAATATAGATAATACGGGTAATATAGTTTCATATACATTAACAAAAAGAGAGATTGTTAGTAACGGTGTTACTAAATTTTATAAGAAGGTAATTACTTCATCTGATACAACACCTTTCCTAGAAATTATCTTACCAGATAATGATGTGTTATCTGTTGATAGGATTATCACTTTGGATGGAACAGATTACGCTAGACTTCCAACACTAGTTGAATGGGAGACTGAAGCTAATAAATGGTATCAGGTAGATAGTTTAGCTGAAAAGCAAGTGTTTATGGAAATGCCTCAAACTTTATCGGACAATAGTGCTATTAAAGTAGGAGAATGGAAGACTGTGTATAACAAATATATGACAGAATTCACTGATAAGGGTTATTGTATTGTTAGATTTGGTAATGGTAATCAAGATACTTCTTTCTTTTCAGATTATACTTCCGACACTGATTTGTTATTTAAGCAGTTGGACGGCGAAATAAATAATCTTAGTTTAGGGGCTATCCCTAGAACAAATACTACTATGTTTATTCAATATAGAACAGGTGGTGGTTTAAGAACTAATATTGGAGCAAATGTATTAAACACTGTTAACAACATTAATATTATAGTTAATGGACCTAATCAGACTAAAAATGCTTTAGTTAAAACATCTGTTTCTGTTAATAACCCGTTACCTGCTTTAGGTGGTAGGGATCAGCTTTCTATCGAAGAACTTAGAAACTTAATTAAATTTAATTTTTCGGCTCAAAATAGATGTATTACTTTGGAGGATTATTATAACAGAATCAATTTAATGTCAGGTAATTTCGGTGCTCCTTATAGAACTTCTGTTGCGAAGAGAGATAACAAAATAGAAGTGGTTATTTGTGGGATTGATCAGAGTTCTAAATTGACAAATGAATCAACAACAACATTAAAACAAAACATAGCCGACTATCTATCAAAATATAAATCCTTGAATGATTATATATTGGTTAGAGATGGTAAAATAATCAATATCGGTTTGGAGTTTACTTTATATGTGACAAAACTATCAGATAAGGTAGAAATCCTAAGAAACGCCGTCCAACAAATAACATCCTACTTCTCAACCCAAAACTATTTTGGTAATAACATATATCTTTCAGATTTAATCGAGTCATTAAATAATATAGCTAATGTATTAAATGTTACTCAAATTAAAATCTTCAATAAGGTAGGTGGTAATTATTCTTTGAATCAAACTACTATGCCTTTTGCTGATTCAATAACAAAAGAAATTGATTTAAGTCAACACCAAACTTTGTTTGTTGAATACGATGAGATATATGAAATAAAGTTCCCAGATATGGATATTAAGATTAATTTTGCCTTTTAACAATAAAAAAGATTTCCTTTTTCATATATTTAAGATATATGGATAAATCTATTAGAGTTAAGGCGGATCTTAATGCGAACAGTGCTAATTTAGTTGTAAATCTATCGCAAAATTTTGATTTCTTAGAAGTTCTGTCTTTGAGATTAAATTCAGATGAGGTGTATAGACTTCATAATTCTAACTATGGAGTTCTTGTTGGTAGAGTCAGCACTAATGTGGCTTCGGTATTCCTAATGCAAAAATATCCGTCTTTATCCCTATAACAGATGAAGATGATTCAAATATCTATCTTAAATCTTTTTATAATTTTAAAACCCCTTACGATAAAGGGGTGGACGGCGTTAGATACAATCTTCTACCAAAAGAAAAACAAAGTACTTGTCACACACCAGTAGGGACATTCCCCGACAAGATAGAAATTTTAGATAATGAAATATGGGTAGAAGTTTACGAAAAGTATTACAAGTATAACACTGTTACAAATACTAGCGGGGATTATATGATTGTAGGAATCCCCGTTGGTTCTCAAAATATACACTTAGACGTTGATTTGAGTGATATAGGCTTTGTATCATTAAGACCTTATGACCTTATAGCTCAAGGAACACCTCCCAGCTATTTTAACTCTTTCAATAAATTCAAACAAGGTAAAGATTTAGATGCTTTACCACAAATTCAAAGTGTTAACCAAGGTATTAATATTATACCTTTTTGGGGTGATAAAACAATCAATGAAATAGGTATCACTCAATTAAATTTTAATTTACCTTTAGACATAACACCACACGCTACTTTCTTTGGTGCTATTTTTACAGATGATGAAGGAAAAAGAATAAATAGGAGATGTAGGCCCAATCAAAGGGTTGGAGACAATTGTTCTTTGAAACCTAGTAAAGGTAACATAGAAATGATCAGAAAGGTTTCAGATACAATTGATGGTATCGAATATTTCCCTATAAACAGTGAAATAGATGAAAACGGTAATTTTACAACTCTTATCCCAATGAATTTGAAAAGAGTTGTAACTGATGAGTTAGGTAACATAGTTCTTAGTTCTGACCCTAATAAAGGATTACCGACTAGCTCAAAGGTTAGGTTTAGAATTAGCAGCGATAACTTTAATTATAAATTTTTTAAAGGAGTATCAAGAGCTGGTTCTTTTTTAGTTCCTAATTTATATAATCGTTTTCAATTCGGAGCAGAAACGCATGATGACGATTTCTTTGAGGTTTTTTGGAAAAAAATATATACTGTATCACAATATATACCTAATTATGCTAGAGGTAATTTTAATAACCTATCAATTAAAAATGTTGAACAGTGCGATTCTAATTACCCTTTCCCTTACAATAGGGTAGAATTAAGACAGTCGCCCCTATTTACTATTCTTTCAGCTTTTGTGAGTATTTTTTCAGGTGTGGTTACTTTTCTTAATTTACTTATAGCTAATGATATTACTTTAGTTTGTAACGGTGAAGAATTAGACCCTGAAACTTGGTCTGATTGTCAAAAGAATAATTTGGCAAATGCTTTAGGGTTAGTGAATTATTCTTTTTTCAATGATTGGGTATCTGGTTGTTTATATGCACCTGCATTTGCTTATAAGGTTAAAAACACTAACGGCGATAAAAAATGGGAAAAGTATTGTGATTTTGATTGTGATGGTCAGAGTAGTGACAATCCTCTAAACAATAAAAACAAATGTAGAAATGCTGTTATATTAGAATCAACGTCTTTTAAAAATTCAGGTAAAATAGATGATTTAGATTTAGGTTTAATATTCAAATACGATGAGTTTTTTTATTATGCTGCAAGACATGATATTGCAGCTAACTTGGAAGATTCAGTTGAACTAACTCCTTCTGAAAAGAGGAAGTTGCTGTTGGCAACAAATTTAATGGAATTAGGATCTATGGTTTCTTGTGATCTTGATAATGTACCTTACATAATAAAAGATTTTTCTCCTACGACATACGACGAAAATGATGCTGGGGATTTGTTGTTTAATGTTGAAGGGGTTGGACCGCGAAATGTTAATAGGAATGCTCTTCAATTAAAAAGTCAAATTTCTACTGAAGAATATTCTAGTTTTAACAATTATGAGTTACAAGGTAACTTTAGTTCTTTCCCTGAATACGATAGTAACACAAACGGTAACACTGAACCTGTAGGTTACAATAGATTGAATATTGAATTAAGAAGGTATTTGTGTGAAAATTGGAAATACTTCGATAATATTTTAGAATATAATAATTACATAAACAACGACTTAGACTTGTCTTATTTTAGAGAATTCGATGATGAAACAGGTGATTTAGAAGATGTAGCTGAATTTAACTACGATGAATGTATTCCTTGCACACAGAATGAACAACACAAGAAAATTCACCCTTATTATTTTTACTTTGGTTTAGTCAGAGGTAGTAATGCCTTAGATAACCTTTTAAAAAAATATTTTAACGACTGCGATTAATGGAAAATAAAATATTATTACCTTCAAAAAGGTTTCTTTTAGCATCTGATGAGGATGTTTTCTTGGATGTTAATTTGGAACAGAACCATAAATTAATGCCTATAGATACGTTACAAAAAACAGTATCTAGTTATGAAGTTTATTTGGATGAAAGAAGTAAATCATTTAACTATAGGGTTTACGGAAATATTTTTCTTGTAGGTACTAATATTTTGTGTGATTTTGATGGCATAAATGGTTATGAATCAGTCGTTGAAGCACAATATTATGATCCAGAAACAGAGTTATATAGATTTACTTTGGATCAAGTCTTAATCAATGATAACGGTTGGTATTTTTATAAGGATAATGTTTTACCTTGCAATAGAACTGAATTAGAACCAAAGAAGGAAAGATTTGATTTAATCAAGAAAGATGAATGGAGTCTATTTGTAACCTACGCTGCTGAAAAAAATGTGCAACCGTTATTATTTAATGGTATAGACATAAAAGATGGCATAGCTTTAATGGGTGCTGCTGATGCAGAGGTAGACGGTAAAGTTCTTTCTTTCTTTGCTTGCCCTTTAACTCATAACTTAGCTGCTGGTGATAGTGTGAACATTTATAACCAAAATGGTTTTGTAAAGAAGTGTACTGTATATCAGGTTGGGACAGCAGATAACGGTTATAAAAAGAATGTGTTTTTTGTAGATGAAAAATTAGACTTCATCTCAAACGTTATGATTGACAAATATAGGTTTAAGAAAGTAGTCGGAGAGGTTGAATCAGAGTATTATTCAAGATGGTATAAAAAATTAACCTCCTTGGATGACTACGATGCCTTCAGAACGTCTTTTTCTAAAAACATATACAATGACACCAATGTTTCTTTTGTTTACCCTGAAGGAGTGGATATAGAAGGACTGGTGGATAATTTGAATAGACCTTTAACAGAATTATTTGTAACGGTAGTTAAAAACAAGTCAAGTGATTTCTGGGGTGAAACATTGAGTGCTATTAATGTTTCCATATCAGATATTAATTACGATTTTAATAAGGTATATCAAGGAGGTATTTTAAACCCTGTTGAAACATTAACCGCAACTCAAGATTTATTCTTTGGGGATATAGTTGAATACAATAAAATAGATATGTTAGAAGTGGAGCTTAATTTCGCCGTCCACCTCTTCAACACCCAAAACAGATTGGATAATACACTATACGAATCATATTATTATAAACCACATTATAGATATCAAATAAAAGATTTATCTGAAATAATATTTAAAGAAGATGGTCTATTAACCCCACCAGATTACGCGGAAACAATTAATCTTATTAAACAGTGGAGGGCAATTACAAATACTGATGGATACCCTTATTTGAATAAACATCATTATGTATATTGTAATTTTAATGTATTCATAAAAAGACAAGATCCCTGTGATAGATACGATATTGGAAGTAATGCTTTGATTGCAGGTAAATGTATAGATTTAACACCTAGCAAGATAACTAATATTGAAAAGATATGCTAAAATATAAAATAAAAAGATTAGACAGCGATTTCATCATTCCTTTAGATTTATCTTTTGATGTAGCAGATAAAGATGAAGCTGTATCGGAGTCTTTTATTCAAGAGCAAGTAATAAAATCTTTACCTCCACAAGAAGATTATGAAATTACAAGATATTTCCCTTTAGGTGTAGATGAAATACAGATAGCTTTGTATAAAGAAGAAGGTGTGCCAATGACTTATGCTGATATGGGTTTCAGTGATGCCGATTTATTTTTCTTTTATAATAGATTAAGATATTCTTTTTTGAATGTTTTTTATTATGATTTTCCAGATAAATTACAACAAAGTCTAAAGTTTCAGAGTGATTTGTTTGTTCAGAGGGTTAATTTAGTTGATTCAAATGCTTTGTATAAAACAGCTGATGATTGTGAAATTGTCTTCAAGATAAAAAACCCTAAAACAGCTTTAAATGAAACAGAAGGCTTTTTTATTTATTTGCCTAATAATCAATATAACTCTCCCTTTTCCTTATATGTTACATTTAATTTTAATAATGCTTTAGATGGTATTTCCTATAAGTTTTACCCACATAAAAATTTAACAAACGCTAATGTTACAAATTTAGATGAATACGTAAAAGTTAACTTTGTTGATAAAAATTTTGTTTTTGATACAACAGACAATACATTAGTGTATGACACAAACATTTTGAAAATAGATTTATATGCGCTTATTGTATAGAAAAGTTAGCTTAGAATCCCTTTTAGATAGAAATGTTGGGGATATAACTCAAGATTTGGATTTAAAGGTGAACCAAACAGAATGTAAACCTGCAACGGATTTACATATTGACGGTAAATATGTTAAAAACCCTAACTACGGTAGATTTAAAAGTAACTACGTATATTTCACTATACCTTTGACTACGACACATATAGACATAGGTTTATATGATCAGCAACCTTTTATACAATCTGCTTCGACTTCTAGTGCGGATCCAGATCCGATAGTCAGAAAAAGCGGTGTTCCTTTAGAAAGCTACTTAACTACAAATAATTACATTTTATCGGGTCAAACGCTTTCTAGGTTAGATGAGTTAGAATATTACGGTGCTCCACAAGTAAATGTAAATTACTCCACTGATGAAAATAGTTACAGTGGTATATTACAAAAATCACCTGCTTTTATTAATTATGTAATAAATGCTGCTGATGGAACTCAATATGTTTTAGGTACTGGTGTAAAGTATTTTGAATCATTTGTTCAGCAAAGGGTAGTATATGATAAAAAAACAGATTCTTTCATAACTATAAATTTAGTTAATTTTGAAGCTAAGGGTCAGGGATGGACTGAAAACAACACTTCTTTAGAAGAATTAGTTAAAGATGATAAGTTGATGGGTATTGCATCTATGACTGAAATTCAAAACGACATAAATATAGATAGAGGGGGTTATGATGTTTTCCAAAATCATTACATATTAGGTGAGGTTAATACCTTAGATGATTTAGCAACATACAGAAACAACTATTTTAAATTAACAGTATAATGGCAACAGGAACATTTGGAAGTATAAGACCAGCAGATATTAATATTGCAACTGACGTTGAAGCGTATTACACGTATATACCTGATAGGACTGTTGCACCTACGCTTGTGAATACTTTAAACCCCAATGAAATTTTGTTTAAGTTGGACCATCCAACACAAGCAAATAGAATACTTGGAGGTCTTTATAATTTAAGACTTCCTACTACAACTTTTAATCAGTTAGGTATATACACTGTATATATTAGACCTAAAGAGATTAAACTAAGAATATTGGATTGTGGTGTTTTGGCTGCTAAACCTGATATTAAAGGTATAATAATTGATTTGAATACGGTCCCACCTGAAGATTTGTTTATGTTTGAAAACAACGGTTTAATTGGGCATCGTGTTGAATACATTAATACTTCTTTGAATATAGCAGAAAAGAAGGTGCAGAATTTATTTAGGATAGTAACTTCTTGTTTCAGAGTTGAACCTATTTCAGATAATTTGAATACGACTACTCAAAAGTCTATCAAGTATAGATTGAATGATGCTTCTACTTTACTATTTTGCACTGTTACGCCGTCCACCTCATTCAACGTAAAGCCAAGTGCTTTCCCTTTTATTGGTGTACCGAATCAGGAAATTATTATTTCTAATACTTATTTTGACCCTATAGCTATGGAGATTGAATTGGTGGAACACGATATTGATACGTTAGCTATCGGTATATTTGGAAACCAAGTTAAGAATATTCAAAATGGTACTAGAACATATTATAACAATGATAATGAAATTTATAAGCAATATAACGAATATGTTATTAAAGATGACTTCGGTAACGAAAGTTTATATGAAGTTAAAGAAAACAGAACGGATATTGACTTCACACAAGAATTTGATTTAATAACAGGTTAAGTGATATAAAATGAAATACATTTATATTCCATTCAATGAACACAAGACAAACACTTTAAATCCCTTTGTATCTTATTTAGTACAGCTTGGGGATTTCAGTGTTACGTCTAATTTGGAATCCACTAAGGTGACTAATTCTTATAACGTTTTTCAAAATGTTATAAGCTACACTTTAGCTGATGTTCAGAATATACCTGTACTTCCATCTGTAAATAACGAGAATTTTAAGAATGTAACTCTGCAAATAAACAAAAAGGATATAACGAGCTTTATGAAATATGGCTCTGTTGAAAAAAGTGTTTTGCAGGCATTAGATTACATTTACTATAATTACCCTGCTGCTATCATTATTGAAGATAATGTTGGTGGTAATACTGGTTTTAATATATTAAATGCTGGATATAATCCCATAACTAATAGAACTAGTTTTGTTGTAAATACTAATTACCTTTACAATCCTTTAGATATTAATTATTTGGAGGTTGATTTATTAAACAGGGATAAATTTTCTAAGTATAGAAATTTAAAAGATTGGTATGGGGATTATGAGTTTGAGGTGGACGGCGTAAAATACAAAATAACCAATTTTCAAGGGGCACCTAAATTTAAAAACACCTTTATTTCAATCCAAGTTGAAGGCAAGCCTTTTGAAAATGGCAACCACAGTAAATTATGTTACATTTCGCCGTCCACCACAATAAAAAAAGCATACACCGATAACGCACCACTATTCGTATCTATACTAACTAGAGATGAAAGAGAAGATGGATTCTATCTGCAATTCAAAGATAGAAAAATAACAGATAACAATTATATTCTTAATTATAATCTTACAATAATATTTCCCAAAACAGACAAGTATAATGTAGACTTGAACACTTATAAGTTCAATACATTTAAGGAAATATTATTGGAGTACGCTAAAAAACAAGATGAGTACGAAACAAACCTCATAATAAGAAAATATGTAGAACCAAATCTATTTTTACCTATTTTAGAAGGGTTTGAAACAACGGAAAATCAAGGAGATAAATTAGAAGTTCTATTATCAATTTATGGTTTTGGCTTTGATGAACAATATAAGTTTGTCAACAGCCTAAAAAATATTAACATATTAACCTACGACGGTGAAGATAATATGCCAATAGAATTATTGGACTATTTTATTTCATCTCATGGTATTAACATAAGTGAAAATTTACCATTAGAGAAAAAGAAACAACTGGGTTTAGTTCTGTCTTGGTTAGTTAAATCCAAAGGTACTAGAGCAGCAGTTGAGTTTGTCTTTGATTTCTTTAATATTCCTAAAGAGTTAATCAACTTTAAGGAATACGTTAAGAAAATTAATAACCCAATTAATGTTGCTGTTTTAAAACAATATCTTGAAATTATTTACGGTGATAACGATATTAGCACTCTTTCAGTAGATAATGAAGGTTATCCAAAATATAATCCTAATTTTATATTTGAAGATTCTAATTATTGGTCACAGTTTTATGTGTTAGATGAAAACCTAAACGGTAAATATCAGAGCATAATTAGAAAGTCGGTAACTCAAACTGACCTTTATAATTATGGTTTTGAGGGATCAGGTTCCACTTTCAATTACGCCTTACCTTATGATTCTTGTTATCTTACTCAAAGTGGTATAGTTAATGACCCTTTGAAGCAGGTTTTATTTGATGAATGCGGTTGTGAGATAGATTATGAAGATAAAGCCTTAGAAATATCTTTGGACCCTAAAGTATTATATTCTGGTTGTACAGCACCTATTTTAGATGTTTGGCAAGAATGTATAGGTGTAGATCAAATAAGATTAAACGTAAAAGGGTATGGAGGTATTCAACCCTATACTTTCTATGGTGCCAATGATGGGGATGTGTTTCCAGCAAATCAAAATTATTCTGTATATATCGTTGATAGTTTAGGTTGTGAGTCAGTAATTTTAACTGGAACAACCTATTGTTACAATGTTAGTTGTGTTGAAAATCCAATTGTGGTTTCTCTTAACTATGCTTGTAATTACGATTTGAATGGAGATTTAACAGGTGATGCTACAGTATTCTTATCTTATAGTGGAGGAACAGCTCCGTATATTGTTAACGGTAATGAAAACGGAGATTTATTACCTAACGGAGAAATTATAGCTGTTGAAGTTGTGGATTCTTTAGGCTGTAGTAGTGGCATCATAACTAGATTGATTGAATGTAACGAAGCACCTGTAGAATGTGATTTTATTCAATTAGATTCTACTGGAGAATGTGTTTCTAATTTGAATATTGCAAATACAAGAATTAATGTTACTTATTCACTGGATAATATTCCTTTTGATGCAACTGTTGAAACAGTTATAATGACTATAACTAAGGCATCTGGTGGAACAGGTATATTAATAGGGGATGTGATAACTGAAGCCTTTAACAATGAAAATGGAGTAAAATCAGTATTTGTTGACTTTACACCTAGATTGAATACTATTAACTTAAATGTTGATATTCAAATAATTTTATCAAATGGATGTGAATACACCGATAATTATATTTTGACAGTAAATTGCACACAAGTAAACGTACCTGATTCTTACAGTAACATATTAACATAATGTCTTGTCCGATAATAAAAATAGATATTTCAAAACAATACGACAATAACGGTGGGGGAATAAATCCTATTTATTCCTACAACTCACAGTTATCTGTTTCTGTTGTAAGTGGTATATCTTCTACTCCTATAACAGGTTATATGGAATTAGAAGATTCTTCCCAAAATATAACGACTGTACCGATTTATAATCCAACTAATTCAACTATTTTAGCTAGTTTTCAATTAAATGGAAACGCCTTTTATGTTAATAATCGAGTTAGAGTAGTAATAGAATTAAATAATGGTACTTGCATTTACGATAAAACAATTTACCCTAATAATCAGTCAGATTTAACTTGTAGGACAATCAACTATCCAAATCCTTCAGGTGAACCTTCAATTTATGAAAATTGTGTTAATGAGTTTATAGTTGAATCTTCAGCTGTTTTAGGTTGTACTAACCCTAATTCAGCTAATTATAACCCTGAAGCAACAGTTGACGATGGCTCTTGTAGTTGTGATTGTAATGTAATAGAGTTAAATGTTCTTAGGGAAGCTAATTATATAGCTGGTATTGTTCGCCCTGTTTTATCTCAAATATCTATTAATCTTGTAGGTGTACAAAATTTCTTTCCTATTAATGGATATGTTGAACTAACAAATAATTCTGAAATAGTAACTGTATTACCTTTCAGTAATCCTAGCAATGAAACAACTTCTTTAGATGTTTCATTTACAAGCGGTTATTTTTATAATAACTATAAAGGTAAGTTTGTAATTTTATTAGGAAGTGGTAGTTGTAATTATGAGCAAGAGATTTTCTTTGAAGATTTACCTTGTGAATACGAATACGATATTGATGGAACTATTTCAAATGAAGTATGCCAAGATACTTTCACAATAGGTGGCGACATTTATGGTTGCACTGATCCAAATAGTTTAAATTTCAATCCTTGTGCCACAATAGATGACGACTCTTGTGAATATCCTATTTTATCTGGTTGCACTGACCCAAATAGTGTAAATTATAATCCACTAGCAGTTATTGATGATGGTAGTTGTCAATATGTCCCCGTGTTTACCCCTATTTTGGGTTGCACAAATCCCTTTGCTAGTAACTATAATCCTAATGCTAACTTCAACGACGGGAGTTGTATTTTTATTAGTGGATGTACTAATCCCCTAGCCGACAATTACAACCCTAACGCTGTTGTTGACGATGGCTCTTGTGAATGTAGTGAAGCAGACTTCACCTTTAATTTGAATGGAAATGAAGATTTCTTTTTCTTGAATAGTGGAACGACTGTGTGTGATTACTATTTTGAGTTCAAATATAGATTGATATTGAGCTGTTCTGATATAATTGAATATTTTAATGATAAAACAGATGCTACAATTTTATCTATTTTAGATAATCTAAATTTATATAGTCAAATTAAAAATGATACAAGTAACTATCGTCAATTAGAGTTAGATATTAATCCGAGAACAGATAAGTTATATTTTGAATTGTCTGGTTCAACTGAAGATTGCTTTACTTTAAAGGAATTGATTAGACTTGAATTAGGAGAGCAATGTCCTGATGATATAAATGACAATTTCGACATTAATTGGAGAACTGCAAATATTAAAGTGCCTGCTAACTTGTTGAATACAGAGGTTAAGTTAGGTATGTTTATGTCGGGTTTTGGATTTGGTGGAACAAAAATTTTATTAGATGACGTTAAGTTGTATAAAGTTTGTTATACTGATGTTACTGAATGTGTAATAATTCCTTACAATTTTGGCTTTGATTTAGAATTAATAGAAGACAATATTAAGGCAACATACGATTTAGATACTAATAAAGATATTCTTAATACTAAAGAATTAACTTTAAGGGTTGATATACCTAATTACGTTAAGACTGATGTTGTTGCGTTCTTGAAAAAATATGAAGATTTATTCCATAAGATTTTCAAGGGAATGTCTTTAGATAAGATAGAAAAAGAGTTTTTACCTGTAAGAAATTTGCTTACAAGTGAATCTTATTATTATTATTGTCATCTATATGAATTATATTTGAATAGCTTTGATTATTGTTCAGCTAAGAGTAAGGAATTGGATTATGAATTTATGTTTAAAGTCCTTTCTAAGGTAAATAATTCTTGGTTAGATTTAATTAAACAAGTAATTCCTGAAACTGTTATATGGAAGGATCATCATAAATTCTACAGTAACTTCTTGTTTCACCAACAAAAGTTTCAGTATAAGAATTATGTTATTACTTACGGTGCTGATGAAAATGAGGTAATAATAGATTGTGAACCCAAGGCTTTTGATTTGTGTGATAATCCAATACCTTATGTATCGAAGATAGATCAGTTTTACAGGGATACTACTGGTGATTGTTTAATTGAATCTTTCGCCGTCCCAACAAACATAAGTGAATCTAATTATGGTGCAGGTAGATTCTTACAATATGACAAGACTACCAATGAATACACACAACGATATGATTATCCAAATCAAAATTTTGAAATCTGTATATGAGTTTTTTGAATAAAATAAACGTTCCTTTAATAAATTCCAAGATTACAGCTCTTGGACGGCAAAAGATTGCAGAGGGTAACTTGAATTTTAAGTATTATTCTTTTGGTGACAGTCAAGTTGATTACAACAATACTGGTTCACAGTATGTATTGAAACCAAAGGATAAAAACCCAAATATTAAAACACATCTTACTACCGAAGATTGTAATCCTTTTCACTTGTTGGACGGCGTAAAGGTGCTGGAATGCTGTATCCATAACCCAGCTAAAGAAAGAGGTTTCTTTGATGAAACAAAAGGGTATTCATTGAAGATGGATAGTAAGTTTGTAAAGAAACAAGGTAATGTTTTCTCACAGCAATTGAATGGTACTAAATTCATTGACCTCCAGAACACTGATTTTGAAGATGGAGATATAATCATGTTCAAGATAGCTAATGCTACTACAGGTTATATTGTACCTTCTAGTTCAACTGAACCTATTCTTTATCTTTTCTTTAAGATTTATAAAACACCTACCTCCACTATAATCGAGTTGGATAGGAATTTACCTTACCTTAACTATAATGATATTCTAATTGAATACTTCATTTACGATAAAGATATTGAGTATTATAAATCAACAAACGTAAATACTTTATGGGATTATGAAAACTTGAATTTCAAGTTGGAGTGCTTGAATGAAGATACTTATGTTTGGAACTTCAATATTATTTGGGGTGAAAATGTTATTGGAACACAAGCTGATCAGCAGCAATTCAATGAATATTGTTCTTACAATTACATAGGGCAAAAAGAGTATTTAGGTTTCAATGTTGATTGCCCAGACGAAGTACCAAATCCAAATTGTGAAGATAAATTGTTTGCTATAGATGATGACTTTATTAAATCTATTGGGATTATTCACTATAGCAATACAAATAAAACAAATTTATACGGAGAGCATTTTTATATAGCTGAACCAAACGACTTTAAGCTACAATTACAACATGTAATGTGGCATAGGAGATATGCCTCTGGTGGAACTGGTACGGGAACTGTCTTGGGTATGACCTTTGTTGCAGATACAACTAAGAAGTATGTTGGTAGCGGAAATACCAATATTGAATATTATGATTTAGTTGAAGATAGCACATTAATTGAGCCTAGCGGATCCCCTTTAGTTGTTGGAAGGATTTATAATACTTTACAGACAGTAGTAATACATAATCCCGATTTATTGGCTGCTTTGAGTTACAAATCCAACCGTAATTTTACTTTACCTAAATTAGCGGGAAAAATGATTTCGCCGTCCACCTCTGGTCAAGGAATATTACCTAAAGGAAAAACAATGTATATGACCTATACATTAGAAGCAGATACAGTAGTTCAACATATATTACCACAACAACAGTATCTAAAATTCGTTAATACAACTAATTCAAATAAAGACGTTGAGTTCTTCCTTGAAAGAACAGGTTTCTTACCTTATATGCGTCAAAGAGAAGCTGTAGGATACGATGGATTAGGTTTCAGTTTTCATAGATTTAAAATACTATATCAAATAGTAGATAATGGAGCAAGACCTGTTTCAAGTGATTGGAAAGCTATTGATTTCACTAATAATTTCTTGGTTGATTTAATCGGTAACACAATTAACCCCCTTAAATTAGAAGTTCAAAATTCAGCTCAAACAGGTTTTATAGTTAATGCAGCTAGAATTGCAACTGAAACTCCATATAACTTAAATGTATTGAATGTTCCAGATGTTAATTGCCCTAATGTTATGGGATTTGGATGTGAATATTTTTTGTATGGTAATATAGCGGTAGAGATAGGTGCTTGTGTTTACAAATCAATATTTGAATTAGTTTTAGATTCAGATTATATCAATAGATCAGATAACCCTACTTGGAACACAAACCAGAATTTGAAGTTAACTGAAATAGGTATCTACGATGACAAATATAATTTAGTTATGATTAACTCATTATATGAGCAAATAGAAATACAAGAAAATACTAAGTCGTTAATAGAGATACAGATGGATTTTTAAAATCCAAAAAATTTATTTATATTTAATCCTAATGGAGAATAATAATTTAATATTAGGATTGGACGTTTCTACTTCTACCGTCGGTATCAGCTTGTTTGCTGCCGACGGTAGACTTTTAGAGTTAAACCACATTTCACCGATAGTCAAAGACGAAACCTTTTCAAAGGAAGATATTCTTTTGGAGAAATGTAATTTAATTGTAAACTTTTTAGTTGAAAATTATAATATCCCAGACATTGCTGAAGTTATTTTGGAAACACCTTTAATTAGTTCTCAACAAACTGATACAGCAGCGTTATTGAATTATTTTGGTGGAATGATTTATGCCACTTTGAGGATGAATTTCAAATGTAAAATTAACTATATAACGGTAGATGAAGCTAGACGTTTTGGATTACCTGAATTAGTTGGAGGTAAGACTAGATCTTTGTTTGGAGTTTTTAATGGGGTTTTAGATCGTAAGATTATTTCAGAATACAAGAAGTTGATTGTGCTTTCCTTAATTGCACAAAGATATCCTTCTATTGTATGGTTAATGAATAATAATTTATCTATTGACAAGAAAAACTTTGACAGAGCGGATTCAATCACTGTTGTTTTAGGGTATAAACAAAAGAATGGTGAGTGGGGAGCTAATATTCAAGATATTAATTCTACTATTGAATTAATAAAGAAGAACATAGAATACGAAAAATTCTGTAAAAGTTTAACTGGAACAAAAGCTGAAAAAGACAAAGAAAAGTATCATTATTTAAAAAATACTTTTGAAATCGAAAAATATATTAACATTGCCCTATAATTTATTTGATTATTAGAAAAAAAGTTTTTACCTTTGTAGAAATTTTTACTAATAATAATGGATAAAATAAATTTATTTAAGAAGTATTCAGAATCAGAGGTTTATCTTGAAGAAGTAAATCACGTTTATGTTCACAAGAAAACTGGAACACTATATAACTCTGTTACGACCGCGTTATCTCTGTTAAAGAGCGATTTTGAAAAAGATGGTATCATTGATGCAATTATTAAACAGTACAATAATTTTGTATCTTGGTATTTGAAATCTGGTGCAGACAAATCCCTTATGAAGGATTTGCTTTTTGATTATATCATGTATGGTAAGCTAAGACCTTACGAAAGATATAATGATAAAAAGATTTATAAGGCTTTAACAAAATATTCCTCACCGAACGAATTAGCTGCTGAATTGAAAATAATTAAAGCAGCTAACCCTAATATTCTACTGAAGGGTTTTTATTTGAATGATGATAATACTATCATGAATAAAGAACAAATCCTTCAAATTTGGGAATCTACCAATATGTTGTCACGACATTATGGTCACATGATCCACGAGAGCATTGAATTGCATTTCTTGGATGTTCAGGGATTTTCTGATCCTTCATTTAAAATGAAAAAAATTAAGGGGATACAAGAAAAGTATGCTGAACTTAATGAAATCCTTGAACAAGTAGGCAAAGGAAATAACAAAGAATTCTTCTCCATTTATAATATGGATTTATCGCCTATTCAGTTTATGGAATGGATTGTTTATAAGTTTAACGAAGTTAGACCCTACAAAGGAGAGGTCATTGTTCCAGAAAAAGTAAACTTTTCACCTACCTATGAAATTTGTGGTACAACTGACGTCGAGGTTGTTTTCGACGATGTTAATTTTGAAATTGAAGACCACAAAACAAATAAGTCTTTTACTTTTGAGAATGAGTATGGGAAGAATTTAAAAGAGCCTTGTGATGACATGCCTGAAACTTCTTATTCAACTTATGGTTTACAGTTGAACATATACGGGCATATACAAGAAAAGGAGTTTGGACGGCAATTTAAGGGGGCTAGAATCACTTATTTTGATAGGCAGAAGAAGGAATTTGAATTAATTGAATTACCTATTATGTTGGATCGAGCTGAAGCTGTCTTGAAACACTTTTTAGAATTTCAAAACACATATAAGGAAAGGTTTTTAACATCGGGTATCTTTGATGGTATCCCTAAAAATCATCATAATGTGTTAACCAAACTTCTTTATGAAGATATTGAAAAACGTAGAAAGAGTGGTAAGATAGACTTTGAAGATAAAGAAGCTAATAGACAACATTACAAGGCGTTTGTAAAAAAAATCAGTGATAATTTAAGTCAAGCTATTAAATAATAATGATAAAAAAGATATTTCACACAGCCGATTGGCATTTAAGGAATTTTGATAGGCAAGGTGAATTTATTGAATCTATAGATTTGCTTTTGGATTCGATAAAGGGATACAATTTGGGATTTGAAGAGGGGATTATCTGTATTACAGGTGATCTCTTCGACACCCAAGAACAAGTATCGAATGAAGCAAATTTAATAATGGTTAACACCTTGTATAAGTGTGCTGATATTCACCCTGTGATGATTATATTGGGTAATCACGACTTACCTAAGAACAGAACTAGAATGGATGCTATAAGCCCTATAATTGCTGCTATGGGTAATCCTAATATATGTTATTCAAAAAAATCAGAAATTATAAAATTTCATGAAATAAATTTTGTGCATTACTGTTTTTTAGATAACTTTGCGGTGAAATTAGCTGAAGAAGATAAGGGTGGTCAAAAGTTTATTGGTTTATACCATGCTCCTTTAAGGAATTGTAAGAACCCTTTGAACCCTGTTTTCGAGAAAAAAATGCAAGAATATGATACTACTTCTAATATTTTTGAAAATTGTGATGTGGTATTAATGGGTGATATACATTACCCTCAAAAGATAAGCCACAAGGATTATGAATGTTACTATTGTGGTTCACTATATCAACAAAACTTTGGGGAATATGTGAATTTTCACGGCTACGGTGTTTTAGATTATGAAACCTTGGATTATACTTTTGTAGAATTAAATAATAGTTACGGAAAATATAAAATTAAAGTAAAAAGTTTTAACGAGAACGTTAAAAACATCACTATAACAAATTTAAAATAAAAATATGAAACCTTTTTCACAAGTAGTAGTCGAAGTTGAAGATTCAATTTCTGAACTTGAAAAGATTGAATTGGAGAAAAGTATTAAGAGTGAATACGGCTCTAATTTAGAAGTTAAAATTAAAGGTCGAAAAATTAAAAACGAAGCCTTTGAAGATGGTAGAGTTAATGTGTTGAATAACAATTTAAAATCTGTTTACGAGAATTATTTGACGGAGAATTATCCAGATGTTAATTTGGATTCTTTTTTTGAGTTGGACGGCGAAATATCAAATCTAATCCCAGATCAAAATGATGGAGCTAAACAATTCAGAGTAAAGCGATTTGCAGGTAAGAACATCTTATCCTTTAATGAGTTTGAAGTAGAATTAGAGAATCGTGGTATTCTTAGGATTTTTTCTGAACCTCATAATATGGGTGGTAAATCCAATTTGATTAGGTCTTTGAAGATTCTTCTATTTGGTGAATTCTATCGCTCTAATCAGGAAAAAACAACCCTATCTACCATTGTTAATAGATTTTCTCCACTAAACATCGCTTATGTTGAAGGAGAAATTGAAATTGAAAACAAAACCTATTTCATTAGAAGGGATTTTACAAGAAACAATAATAACAAGGTTTCCCAGCGGGTTACTATTTCTTGTGATGGTGTAATGATTGATGTTGCCCAGTTTGAGAAAATGATAGGTAAGATTAAGGATTTCTTATTTATCTCTTTCTTTGACAGTTTTTCCATTGAAAAATGGTTGAATACAAAGCCAACAGAACGCTACAGAATGTTCCTCAACTACTTTGGCTTGGGTAATATTGAAGAGAAAGCAAAGACAGCTAAAAAGCAATATGATATTTTCTTGAAAAATTCTATTGCGAAAAAGTATGAAGGTGTAGATATTGATTTTGAAATAGTATCTTTGAAAAATCAAATTAATACCTTAAAGCGTGAAAATGCAAATTATCAGCAAGATTTGAACGCAAAAGTATTAGCTAAAGATTCTTTGAAAGAAGAAATTAAAAAGCTAAGTAATCTTCTTAAAGGTGTTCCAGATTCTTTGTTAGGTGAAACACCTGAATCCTTGGAGGGCTTGATTAAACAGAATAAAGCAACAATAGAAACGAACGAGAAAACTATTATAAACCTTGAGAACTCTATTGCTGTTATTAATTCAACTAGCGAGGAGTTAAATGCTAAAATAGCTGATCTTCAAAATGAAATTTCTAAAGTTGAAGCTGATAAATCTTTGTTGGATGACTTACAATTGCAGAACTACATGTTGTCTAATTATGTTGTTCCTGCTACTCGTCTAAGTGAAAAGGCTTCTATAGAGAAAGAAATAGACAATCTAAGAACTGAATATATTAGTATCACATCAGATAAAAAGAATAAGGAAGAGTTATTGGAAAACACACCTGACACAGTAGTTTGTAATTTATGTAATGGTGTTAGTGATAATAAGAAAAAGAAAGCTGAAATCACAGAACAAATTGCGGCCTTAATTGCTAAAGCTGAAGATGTAAAACAAAAAGGCATACAAGCTAAAAACAATTTGACTGCTTTAGAGAATAATATTAAAGGTGAAGAAATTGATTATAAGAAGGAGATTAATAAAAAAATTGAAGAGTTAAACACAAAAATTAGAGAGAATAAAAGCGGAAAGATTGAAAAGATTAAATCTGAAATTTTAGTGTTTCAAAATGATTTATCTAAAATCTTAAACAACGAAAAAATAAAGGCTAATATCAGAATGATTAAGAGCGAAATAAATAGCCTTGTTACTAGGAATTCAGAGTTAGAGGAACGGTTGAAAAATATTAGCTTGTTTACCAACGATTTAGAAACAAATAAAAAAACTAATGAACAAATATCAATTAAGGAATTAGAAATTGAAGACATTCAAAATGAAATTAACAATTTTAATGTTAAGATTTCAATTAATAATGATTCTCTTTCAAAATTTCAAGAGCAGATTGATTTCTATTTGGAAAATAAAGATTTAATTTCTGATGAATTAAGTAAAGACAAGAACTATAAGATTTACATTGATGTTCATAGTAAAGGTGGTTTGGCAATGAAAATTTTGAGGGATTTAGCTGACGATATTAATCAGGACTTGAGAGCTGTACTTTCTGAAGATGACTTTTCGCCGTCCATCAAAATCGAAGATGATGCAATTGAATTCTATTTTGAAAGAAACGGTATAGAGTTCAATATGTCTGAAGGTAGCGGTTATGAAAAAACAGTTCTTCTATTAGCACTTCACTATCTATTGCTTTCAAAAATGGTTGTGCCTATCTCAAATATATTCATCCTAGATGAGGTGTTTGTAGCAGTTGCATCACCTTTCTTACCTAGAGTATATCGAGTAGTAGAGAAATTATTAAACATCTTTGAAACAGTAGCTCTTATAACCCATAACGAAGAAGTTGCTGAATGGTGTAACGATAACATTAAAATCATTAAAAATAATAATATTTCAAAAATAGTAGGATAATGGCTAACGCAGAAGAATTTACAGGATTTGTAGAGAACAACACTTTTTGGACTCAAATTGTCACAAAAAAAGCTAGAAGGTTAAAGAGAGAGAATATTGAAAATCCCTTTCTTTCTCATGATGAAAAATCAAGATTGTTCCTTGATTGGAAAGACAACGGAAATGTGAAGAGTAGGGATAAATTATTAGATACACTTTATCCCTTAGCATTACAATTAGTCAATAAGTTAATCTTAAAGACAGGTAGTAATAAAGTAGATGTTAAAGACTTACAGCAAGAGGCAAATTTGGCGTTAGTTCACGTTTTAGAGGAATCAGATTATAACCCTAGCTTAGGTACTTTACCTACATACTTTAGAAGTAGATTACCTATGTATTTTTATCGAGCGTTAAAGGATTATGGGAATTTCATAAGAATTCCAGACAATATCTTGAAAGACTTATCAGCTGAATCAAAAGCCTTTGATCAGTTTGTTAAAGAAAACGGTAGATATCCTGAAGTAGGGGAAGTGATACACTACAATAAAAAAGAGTTTATATTTGGAGAAAAAAATAGAATAAACCAAGTTTTCTCTGGGAATAATACTGTAGGTGAAGATGGAGAAGAAACGATTGAGTATTTTGATTTAATCGGTGGAGATGAAGAAATTAACTTTGACTTTGTTAATCAAAACGATGTATTAAATCAAGTTGTCAATTCTTTAAGCAAAAGAGAAAGAGAAATAGTTTATTATACCTTTTACACAAATATTGATATATCAGAGATTATATATTTGTTGAAACCGTATAATCAGCAAGACAAAAAAAGGTTATATAAAAGAGCTGAAAATCTTTTGAAGATAGAAACTGACACTGGTACATTTACTTATAGATTTTTTGTACACAGATATGCAAAGAATAAAAAGTTAACTGAAATAGAAACAGATGTTATTAGACCTATTTCTCATACATTCGTCGAAAATCATCAAACAAATGATACAGTTGAAGTAATTTTTGGGGCTAAAAATGTAAAAGCTGTCTATTTAGGTAATAAGGATATAACTGGAGAGTTGCAATTAATAGAGAACGAAAGTTTCAATAATTTAAGAACACAAGATAATCTGTATAAAATAAAAACAGAGTTAAAAGTAGGTACGGTTTATAGCTTTCAAACATATAACAAATTAATTAAAGTAATTAAAGACAAAATCAGAAAAAAAATTGTAAAGTATGAAATTTTTAAATGAACATTTTAAACTCATCAGCTTGTCTTTACAAGCACTTATTCTTTTACTTGTATTCAGTGTAAAAGTAAATTCTTGTCAACTATCAAATGACATGAGAACAACTAAGAAGAATACAAAAACATTGAATGAAAGTATCATTACTAGGGAAGATCTTGAGCAACAAACAAAAGATATGTTGATTAAGGAAAAAGAATTGGATAAAGTTAAAGATATCCATTCTTATCTTAACGGCACTGATACTACAAAAACAAAAAAATAATATAGATGCAAAATTTTTTATCTTTTTTCAAAAGCATAAAAAGTGAATTTGAAGAGAATCATAAAGTTGCGGACTTTATATTCACAGTCATCATCTTATTTGTTAGCTTAACGTCCTTTTTTCACGTAATGGAATATTGGACGTTAACCAACAAAGCCCCTTTTTATGTTATCACAGCTATTGCAACTGAACTTTTCATTTTGGGTTCTATGTTGGCAATTAGATACACTAGTGTAGCTTGGATCCCCTTCATATTTGGCATATTCGTTCAAGGTATAGGTAACGTATTTTACAGTTATATTAATATTCAGGTAGATTCAGTTTACTTCTTAGCTTTTCAGGAATTGTTTAAGCCAATGTTTGAAATAGCTTATGGGGATGAACTTGAATTAGCGAATTACAAAAGGGTACTTGCATATTCAAACGGTTTATTTTATTTGAGTCCGATTGTGTTTCTTTGGGCAAAACTTTCTTTGAAAAGTCAAACTAAGAAATTAAATTTAAAAACTCTGAATGATTTACCTATTGAAAAGAGCGGAGGTGATACACCCCCTGAACCAGATGATTTAGGGGATATAAAGCCACTTAAATCTAAGGAGCAAGAAGAACCTCTAGCAGAAGAAGTTTCGCCGTCCACCCAACCATCACAACAAATAGATGTAAAAGAAGTACAGGTAGAAACTAATGAAATAGTAGAAGAAGTTCTTAAGGAAGAAGAACAAGCTATTAAGGAAGTAGAACAAGTTGTTGAGAAAGAAGCAGAAGAAGTTATTAAGGAAGAAAAAGAAATTATTAAGGAAGAAGAAGAGCAAGAAGAAAAAATACAAAACACTCCAACAAAAAGAGTTTTTAGTTTTAACCCTGCTACTCCTCCATTAATTGAAAAAAAAAAGTTAGAACAAAAACCAGACAAAGATGATGGTATTCAAATTTGGACTAACATTTTACACGAAGTAGCTAGAGATAATGATTATGAGCAAGATAATGAAAAGGTCTTAAAAGTTAGAGAAGTAAAGCGCCCAGTTGGTAATGTGAAAATTACAGACAAATTTACTATTGCAGGTTTAAAACCTGAAAACAAATAAAAAATATCGCTAACAGCTGAAATATGTTGTTAGCGATATATTTATATAATAAATTAAAAATCTATGTTAGATAGTGTATCTAGGAATATATTGAATAGTATAAGAAACGGCTTGTTGCTTGAACAAGAAGAAGAAGTTACTGAAAAAACAAGTGACGAAAAACAAACCTTAAAAAGTGGTGATGAGCAATACGATACTTTCAAACAAGAGTTATCTTCTAAGTTACTTAACACACCTTTAAAAATAGAATATTTTAATTTCACTAAAGATTCAGATAAAAACCTTACTATTGTTGAAGTAGCAGGTACAATTGAAGAATCTATAAATTTCGTTTACAAGTACGGTGGTGGCTCTGGTGTATTTATTAGTGCTAGCAACTTTGAAATGAAAGAAAATACAGCAGAATCTTTAAGAGTGTTATATGTATATTATAATACTGGATTCCAAAAAATTTGCAAAAACTTATCTGAAGGAAAATAAAATGAATAAGAAACAATTAAATAGAGTTACGTTTATTGGAGAGAGTAAGATGGTGGTGGACGGCGAACATACAGTATCAGTTGAAAGAAATGCAGCTGGTAAGACATACGTCTATGAAAAGAAAGATGGATCAAAGAGAAAATTCGATGATGAAAATCTCCTCTTTGATTACCTAGATGAAATGACAAGCACAGGAAGTGTTGGTGGAGGTATGGAATTACCATTAGCTACCCCAAAAAACAAAGGTGCTTTTATGCGTAGAACAATCAGCCCTTATACTGATGTTGTTGATGTAAACGACTTGGAACTTATGAGTGAAGAGTTAAAAAAGCTGACTACAGAGCTTTTGAAAGAAGAAGCTAAAGCACACCCTAACTATAACCTTATCGAACGTTATAGAAAGACAAACGGTGAAGGTAGTAAGAAGAACGTCAAAGAAGTTGAAGATAAAATTAATATTGTTTATCAAGATATACTTAAAGCAGCAGAACCTAATTACTACAATGATAATAACGATTATAATGGTGATGGTATACCGAATCAATTTAAAGAAAATAACACTAATTTAGATTTGATGTATGACGGTATTACTGATGAGTTTAAAGAAAGAATTACAAAAGAACTTTCAAAAGATCCAACTGGTGTTAAGTTAATGCAAGCCGCATTGGCGAAAGCAAAAGTTAAAGAACAGAATCCAACAAATACCAATTTATTCCAATTAGGTTCAGATATTGAAACTCTAAAAGTAGGTATCAAGGATGCAGATGTAATTAAAAACCCTAAAGGACACGCTAGACATGGTGTAGCAGCTCTTGGATTTAAAATAAATGAAGGTAAAATGGTAAGATTTAACTTTAATTCAGAAAAATACGATTTTGAACATAATAAAAAACAATTGGAAGAGTCTATTCCAAACAAAGTAAAAAACGAAGGTACTCGTTTTGAAATGAAAGATAGCAAAGGTAATTTGTATCTGCTTGAATGGAACAACGGTGAACCAACAATCCTTGAACATAGAAACTTGATTGCTGAAGAAAAAGCCAATCAAAAATTGAATATGTTATTTGAATATAAGAATTGGGATAAACCTGTAAAATCTAAAAAAATAGAATTTGATTTCTTCACGAAAAAATCTTTAAATGAAGAAGTTGAAGAGGATGATATGGTTGAATACTTGGTTCCAGAATGGTCTTTGTCTGCTCTAGTAAATGGTGATTTCTCTGGATTGTCTGATGAAGATGAAGCTAAAATTGAAAAGTTTATAAAAGAAGTAACTAGCCATTATGGTAATGCACATTTCATGGTAGGTGATTTGGAAGGCGAAGATAACTTAGGTTTCAAATATAGAAACGATATTGATAATCTAGGGAGCAATGTTTATAGATTGTATATCAAACCTCTGAAATCGAAAATGGAACAATAAATTTTAAACCTCTTTAAATAAAATGAAAATACAATCTTATAATAGCAACCGATATATCCACGTTACAGAAGGTAGAAATGTAGACTTCTGGTGGGATAATTTATTACAGCAAATCGTACAGAGAAACGTTATTCAACAAATGGTATTAGTTGAAGATGGTTTGCAATTAGAATGTGCAACTGTTTGTGTAGGAAGCCCTATAAACTGTTGTGATGACAATTTATTGGCAAACAACCTCGACTGTTTGTTCTCAAACGATTATGTTTGCTTGACCTCAAACTAAAAACAGTTAAATATTATTTTTGATTATCCGTTAGGATTTGCTTTGCAATTTCTAACGGATTTTCTATTATTAATTCGTTTTTTAATTCGATTTGGGTTGTCTTGGCATCAAGATTAGAAATCAACAAATGAATGATCCAATTAATACCTGAAGAAAAGCTACCATGAATCAAAAACAAAAAAGCAACTTTAACGTTTGTATTTTGAATAAAAAAATCACTTAAATCTGATATTTGTAGTATAGGGAAAAAGAGAGAGATAAATAAACCAACCCAAAACCCCATGCAAGTAGGACAGGTAACTAGAACACCCCAGAAATCAGGAGAGTAGTTTGTAACTTTATTTCTTATTCTCTCGAATATAGTAGTCCCTGTAATTATATGTGTCATTCCAATAGAAGACATTATCCAAAATAGAATAGTAAAAATCATAGTTAATATTATGTTAGATAACAAATATAAGGAACTTGAAGAACAATTAGCAAGTGTAGAGGAAGATGTTAAATCAAACGCATCCATACTAGAAGTTCAAAAGAAAAAAGATTTTCAAGAACTTATAAAATACAGAGATGAAATTAAAACTAAAAAAAGACACCATAAGGTATCTTTTAGTGGTTACGGATATAAAATAAAAATGTTTTTTTGGAGGATCCTGTGGTGGTTGTATAATTAATGTCTTGTTTTATTCCTTCTAAATTGGAAATGAGATAACCCAGTTAGTTTAACTAGCTTGTCTATTAACTCTCTTTTTATTTCTGTTGGAGTATCAGGTACTTTACCTAAGAATAGAAAGGAGATTATTTTTCTGGATTTAAAGGCTGAATTGAGGTAAGTATATAGTCTTTTACACTCATATAAATTTTTAGTTAATATACATTCAATTTTATCACCTGATTCAAATACAATTTTATTTTTAAACATTCTAACTGTTGTAAAATGTTCGTAGAATTGTGGAACGATTTGTTCGAATATTTCTGCTACAGTTAATCTTTTTTTTGATCCGTAAAGATAGAATTTTTCTTCTACCAAATATTCTTCTTGTTTAAGGATTTCCTTGTTGCCATTTTTATCTTCCTTAATCAAAACTAAAAAATATCTTTCTAAGGTAACATCTACTTTGTTAGATTTATATCTTAACTGATATATTGTGTTTTTTTTATTTTCTTCTATTTCTTCTTTAAAAAAATTCAAAGTTTCCCTATATTTGCCTGAAACAAATAACGGCCTCTTTTTCAATCTGTTATTAACAGTTTTATACACACTAAATACAAAATTACTCATAACTTAAATTTAATTATAACTATATGCAATGGATAAAAAAAATATTGGAAACTAATCCTAAAAATAGAAAAAAGCACGTGATCAGAGGGATAGCTTTAATTGGAGAAAAATACTACTATTTGGATTATATTGTTTTCACTGGGTTTAATTGGTGGGCGGCACTTGAAGTTGAAAATATTGATAATTATGACGTTAATAAATTAAAAAAACAAAAATGTGAATTATTTTATGAATCAAATGAAAATAAGTTCGTATCTTTGCAGCAGTTACCAGAAAATATACTGAATAACTTTATAAATTATAAAAACGTCGAACTTTAACAATTAAAATTTTCAAATTATGGAATTAACAAAAGTATCCGAATTCACTGAAGCACTATTCGAAAACCGTTTTGGGAAAACCTCTCTTCACCAAGTTTGTACGTATTCATTGCTACATAACCCAAAGATGAAATTTAATCCAACTGGATTATGTGGTAAAGTTTACAAAACAAGTGAAATTGTAAAACAAGCTGCTTATGAAACGAATTCAAAAGTACCTGACTTTATTGTTGTAATTAATGATGATATATTCAATATGATTCAAGATCAAGAATTGCAAGAAATTGTCATTGACAAATTGTTTGCTCAAATGAGCTTCGATTTTGAAAAAGATACAACAGAAATAGTTAAACCTAATGTTCAGGAATTTAGTGGTATTTTGCTGAAGTATGAATTTAGCAAGCTAGAGGCTTTGAACTTGCACGTTGAAGGTTTATATGAGGCGCTTGATGAAATGAATGCAGCTCCTAAAAAGAAAGTAAAAATGTCAAGTAATTAAATTAGAAAACGGAAAGCAAAACTATTTGCTTTCCGTTTCTTTTACCTTGTGGCATTCGCAATTCTGCGTCTTAGTTCAGCCAAAAGTTCCTCTCTTGTTTTTTTAACATTATTGTTAGATGCACTAACTGTATTATTAGCTACAAAAGATTTTTGGTTGTTATTCAAGGATTTTATATTTTTGTTTTTATTACAGCTACACATAATCTTATGTTTTTTATATAAATATAATAAAACCTTAAAAAAACAGCAAATGTCATTTTGTCTTAATAAATTTATAAATTTGGAAAAAATGTCAGAAAAATAATATTGGAACAAGAATTGATGATTTATTTAAAAAAATAAAGACTTATGAACAGCGTATTTGAACAAATTTTGAAGTATTTAGAACAGATGGAAAACAACAGTAGTACAAGCAGACGTAACTTGTATACGTCGCCTTATTATTTTGCATACGTTACTACTTATTCTTCAAATCCAGATGAAGATTTTAAAAAATCTGAAGGTACTTTATCATTAGAGAAACAAATTTCAGAAAAGAAAATTGAAATGAAAAAGTTAGCTGAACAGGAGAAATTTGAAGAGGCTATTGTGTTACAAAAGGAAATTGCTGGATTAAAAGCTGAATTAGAAATAGCTATCGAAACTGATAAAGAGAACCATGAAAAGAACAAAACTGCTCAAGAAATGTTAACAGATTTAAGCGTTAAACTTAAAGAAGCTGTTGACAATGAAAATTATGAGGAAGCAGCGAAGCTAAGGGACCAGATTAAAGCTATCTCTAAGTAGGAATGTAAGCGGGGGAAATGAAACAGTTACAATTTATTTAAACTTTAATTTACATATTTAAACATTTTTATTAATTTTTTTATAAGTTGTGTATATTTATATATATGGTAACAATAAAAGAAGCTAGTAAATTACTCGGTGTAACTCAAAAAACATTAAGACTTTGGGAAAAAGAAGGTAAAATCACCTCAAAAAGAACAGAAGGTGGGCACAGAAGATATGAAATATCTGATTTATTAAAAAACAATAAAGGTAAAGAATTAACTATTGTATATGCTAGAGTGAGTTCAATAGATCAAAAAGACGATCTAAAAAGACAAGAACTCGTGCTAGAAAGTTATTGTGCAAGTAAAGGCTATCAATATGAATTAATATCTGATTTAGGATCAGGTTTAAATTATAAAAAAAAGGGACTATTAAGATTAATAAAATTAATTTGTAGTCATGAAGTCGATAGACTAGTTCTAACCCACAAAGACAGATTATTAAGATTTGGTAGCGAGCTTATTTTTTCACTTTGTGAGCATTTTGGAGTTGAAGTTGTAATCATAAATAGAAGTGAAGATTCTTCATTTGAAGAAGATTTAACAAAAGATATTATGGATATAATAACTGTATTTTCAGCTAGAATGTATGGTAGTAGAAGCCATAAAAATAAACAGATTGTAGAGCAATTAAAAAACATAGCTAATAATGCAATATAAATCATATAAAATAAGATTGGAACCAAATAATAAACAAGAAACCTTGTTTAATAAACATGCGGGCGTTGCCCGCCATGCTTATAATGTTGGTTTGGCTTATTCGAATGATTATTATGAATTGAATAAAAAAACACCAAGTGCAATAGATCTTCATAAATGGTTGGTCGCAACCATAAAAAAAGATAACCCTTGGTATTACGAGGTTTCAAAGTGTGCTCCGCAAAAGGCTTTAATAGACTTGGAGACCGCTTTTAAAAACTTCTATCGCTTGCAAAAGAAAAACAGTTACAAATTAAAAGATAAAAAAGGTCGCTTGCAAGGATTACCGAAATTCAAAAAGAAAGGGATTAGAGATAAATTTTATCTTGAAGGAAGTGTAAGAATCCAAAACAACAAAATAAAATTACCAAGAATTGGTTGGGTTAAATTATCTGAAAACACACCTGCAACAGCAATAAAAAATTGCACCGTTAGTAGAGTAGCAAACGAATGGTTCGTATCATTCAAAACAGAATACACCACAAAAACAACCCCTAAAAAATTCAAATCGGTTGGTGTGGATTTGGGGGTTAAAACACTTGCAACATTAAGCAATGGTGAAACATTTCAAAACTTAACCCCATACAAAAAAGCAAAGAGTAAATTAAGAAAGCAACAGAAAGAAGTTAGTAGAAGATTTGTAAGAGGTGCCAAAAACCAAAGCAACAATTACAAAAAGTCTGTACTAAAACTTGCAAAAATACATGCCAAGGTAGCAAATGTAAGGAAAGACTCCTTGCATAAACTAACCTCATATTTGTCAAAGAACTTTGAAACAGTTGTCATCGAAGATTTGAAACCAAAAAATATGGCTAAAAATCATAATTTGGCTTCAGCAATTCTCGATGGGGGATTTTTTGAGTTCAAGAGACAACTGTTATACAAAAAACAGTGGTATGGTGGTTCGATTATAATTGCAAACACCTTTTACCCAAGTTCAAAACTTTGTTCTTGTTGCGGAAACAAAAAAGAAAAGTTAAAACTTTCTGAAAGAGAATACACTTGTTACAATTGCGCTGTCACTTTAGACAGAGACTTAAACGCAAGTGTTAACCTAAATAATTTGGCGGTGAGCTTCACCGCAACAGCCTTTGGAGATGAGAGTACAAACCCTTTAGGGTTTCAGCTTGTCGATGAATTAGGAATCAAACATCAAATGTTTACATTTGTATAAGTTTTGAAGAGCGGATATTTGAACCCCCGCTTATTTATTAATAATGAAACAAACAAAAATTAAGTCACAAATTCTACGAATTTTCACTCCCAACGCTTTAATATATTATTATGAAAACTGTATTAATGATCAGGTTTGTGCGTTGTTAGGAGCTATTTACATAACATTTAAAGAAAACAAAAAAAATGGTAAAAAAACTAGCAGGCTTATTAGCCACGATTTTATTAGTAGGTTGCTTTTCGCCGTCCACCCCAAAAACAGAAAATCCCTCCTTAGTAAACTTCAAAGGTCAGGTTTACTCAAGTAGCCAAGGGTTAAAAAAATATGGTGATGATGTTCAACATATAGATGAAGCAGAAAGCCTAATTTATGTTTCAGATTCTACTATATATGTCAAACTACCATATAATCTGTTAGCCTTTTCAAGTTTAAATAAAGAAGAATATGAAGGCTTGGTTGTAAAGCAGCAACTATACAAAATAGATAGTTTAAGCGATATAACAGAAAAGGTTTATCGTAATAATGCTTATCTGTTAATATCTGAAAAAGGTCATTCGACCCCTAACCCAAATACTACAATTTCTTTGTCTATCCCAGATACAACCTATTTCTTTTACGATTGCGTAAAAAAATAACAAAAAAGTTTTGATAAATGTAAATAAAAGCCGTATCTTTGTAGCAAAAGATATGGCTTTTATGTTAGATTATATTTTATTATTTATATTGATATTATTTTTTTTATTATTCGTATTACAGAATGAGTTTAAATTAAAACTGTTTGATACTTTAGTTGATAATATTAAAGTATCTATATTTCCTCCTTCTTTTGTATCTGAAGATAATCTTTATTTTTATAAAGGTTATTTTCATTTAATTTATGAAAGGGATATATCTTCTAAAAACAGAACTAGGTCTTTAATTTTATATTTTAGTAATAAAAAATATCAACCAGATAACTTAGTAAAATGCCTTAGTTTTCATCAAAGTTTAAACAGCGTTACTTTAGCTTGTTTCGAAAATGATAAATTAGATCACTTAGATCTGCTTCTTTGTATAGATGAATTAAAGAAATGGATGGAGAACAACAAATATGAAGATGCGTTTATTTATATACCGTTAAATGAATCCTTCGAACCATCTCACATAACAGACGAAGCAAAAGAAATTATTTATTCAGAATTTAAACGAAATTTTACAAATAAAATCCACATTATCAATTAATATTATGAAAGTATTTAATTTATTGTTAGCCATTGGCTTTGCTTATATGTTTTTATCTGAATGGAATGATTTGGATATGCGTTTCAAAAAAGAGCAAGAATTAAAATATGAAATAGTATCAGTCTCTAAAGCTGAAGGTGATTTAGCTAAATTGACTATAAAAGATTTAAAAACGAAAAAAGAATATGACTTGAGAGTGGATTATTCTTATAAGGATATTAAGAAAATGAATCTTTCAAATAAGAATATTAAAGTGGTAAATTCCTTATACGCTAACAACTACGGTAAGAAAGAATTAAAGTTTCAGTACGTTGTAATTAAAGATAAAAAAGTAGATGTTTTATAATTTGGAATATTTATCAAAAAAGCTATTTTTTTAATGAAATTACCAGATAACTACGAGGATTTAATAAAATCAATGCCTTTAGACCTGAAGGAATTGTTATTTAAGCAATGGGGTGCAAAACAGAATCCAAAATACCATCCAGAGGGTAACACCTTGAAACATATAATCTATGTTTTAAGAAGGGCTTACAGGGATTACCCTGATGAGCCCAATGTTATTTTAGCTGCATTATTCCACGACTTAGGTAAAATGGATACCTACGAAATTAGTCCTAAAACAGGTCAACCAACGGCTTACAAACATGAAAAGGTTTCAGCTGAAATAGTTGATAAATTTGCTTCTTGGATTAATTCTTTTGAGGATACCGATGCGGATGAAGTAAACTATTTGGTTCGTAACCACATGTTAATGAAGCCTGAAACTTGGGGCCAAATGAAGGACAAGAAAAAGAAAGTGGTAACAGATGATCCAGCGTTTTCTAAGTTAGAAAAATTTGCTAAGATTGATAAGGGAGGTGTTGATGAGAGCATGCACTTTTCGCCGTCCAAAGAAATAACCCTCACAGAACGCTCTGTAATAGAGAATTTAATTGAGTATTGTAATATGATGCAAGATGAGGTAGAAGTCCTCACAGAAGCAGAATATAAAGGAAAGAAGGTATCTCTAAACAAACCTATGAGAGGAGATGTAAAGAAATACAAGGTTTATGTGAAGAACCCTAAAACAGGAAAGATTATCAAGGTTAATTTCGGGGATAAAAATATGGAAATCAGAAGAGACAACCCCAAAAGAAGAAAGAGCTTTAGAGCAAGACATAAGTGCGATACTAGAAAAGATAAAACAACTGCAAGCTATTGGAGTTGCAAATTTTGGAGTTCAAAACCTGTTAGTGACTTATTATGAAAAAAATAATATTAGAAGCCACCTACGAAATATTAAACGACGTTGAATACATATTTAACAAGTCAGGGTATGCTGATTTTTTAGAAAAATTTAATTCAACAGAAGATTTAGATGAAAAAAGGGAGTTAGCCGATTCCTTTGACGGAGCTGAAATTAAAAGTTCTGATTTACCCTCTGAAGAAGCAAAAAGAGCGGATAAAATTAATCCGATAGTTATAACAAATAATATAACATATCGGGGTAACTATTATAATACACTAGAAAAAGTCATTAATATTTCAGCAAACAAAAATGTAATTGATATTATTGTAGAAGATGAAGTTGATTCGTTGCATCCATCAAGTTTAACTACTTTTTGGAATGAATTAACTCCAACTAGAATAAAAGCATCTATCTACCACGAATTAACTCACTGGTTAGACGATACGTTTAATAACCAAGTTATATATAGGCAAATCAAAAAAACAATAGATACTGGAAAAAGTAAATATAAAAATCTGAATAAAAAAGATGTAAACATGACGCATTACGAAGTCAATGCTCAAATACATGCAATAAAAATGTTTAAAAAAGAGCATGAAGAAGAATGGGACGAATGGGATTTGAAAGATTTGTTTGTGAAATATACATCTTTGAAAAGTATATATGATAAAATCAAATCTAACTATGGAGAGCATGAATTAAAAAAGTGGTTGAAAGATTTATTAAGTAGGATGAATAGAGAAAACTTACTCGGTGAAAAAATGAAAAAGTCTGTTTTAAATTTTTATTGATAATTTTTTAAAAAAATATTTGGAATTTAGAATCGAATAGTCTTATCTTTGCATCACTATGAAAGATACAAAATTACTATTCGAAGCCATTAGTGGTAGCATCAGTTACAATACTGATATTCAAACATCAGATATTGACAAGAAATTCGTTTACGCTCAACATCCTGAAGAAGTCCTTGGATTCAACTATGTCGAACAGATGAATGTTGATAAGGATACTACGGGGTATGAGGTACGTCGTTTCTTGGAGCAATTGGAAAAAGGTAATCCCAACTTGCTTGAGCTTTTATTTACTAGCGACAACTTTATTTTACACATGGATCCTGCTTTCAAATTACTGATTGAGAACAGGGATAGATTTCTTACAAAGAAAATTAAAAATTCTTTCTTAGGTTTCGCAGTCCAAAACCTAAAAAAACCTAACGTATCTAATATAATAGATAATGCTCTAAACTCTGCTTATGTTATTACAGAAAAGAATTCAGAGAAAATACCCTTTTTAAATCTATTAGATGGCGGCAAATATGCTTTAGAAAACTTTGGTATTGTAAAATCCGAATCAATCCATCCTTATCATACAAAGATATACAATATATACTTCAAAAAAACGAAGATGTATAAAGGTTTTTTTGATAGTGATGGGAAGATTATTGAGTCTTATATACCTTTAGGTGAAAAACCTTTGGGGGTAATTCATTTATCTAATAATAGGGTTGTAATAGACAATGATGGATATTTGGTAAACGGGAAATATATTATGCACTCTAAACGCCTTTTAGATATGGTAGATGAGATGTTAAATAAAGGTGAGTTTTCTGTTTACAGAGAGAATAGAGATGAATTATTAGATATACGATTTGGTAATTTTCATGTTGATAAATTAATTAATCAATTGGAAAAGCAGATTAAGAGGTTGGACGGCGAATTCGAGAGGGCTAATCTTCCAGAAGTAGTAGATAAAGAATTTTTACATAAAATCCTTATACAAATAAGAAATAATATAAATTGGTAATATATGGATCACAAAGCATTAAGGTACAATCTAGGGAAACTAAGATATGACTTAGTTAGCCCACAAGCCTATGAAGGTCTTGTTAGGGTTATGACAAAGGGTGCAGAAAAATATGAGCCCCGTAACTGGGAAAGAGGATTCTCTTGGAGCTCCGTTTTAGCATCTTTAAAAAGACATTTAGCAGCTTATGAATCAGGTGAAGATTACGACCCTGAAACAGGTGAACTACACATTGATCACCTTCAAGCTAACGCACATTTTTTAAGCGCATTTTATCATATCTATCCTCAAGGGGATGATAGACGCGCTTGGTACAAATTACCCTTTAAAAGGGTTTATTGTGATTTGGACGGCGTATTGGCTGATTTTGAAAAACACTTTCTAAGTTATCTTAAATTAGATTTAGATTCCCCTACGGATTGGAATGACCCTCGTTTCAGGGATAACTTTGCTAAAATTGCTAACGACGATGAATTTTGGCTCACGCTACCAACAATTATTGACCCTTCGGAAATATCATATCCTATATCTGGATATGTAACGTCACGACCATGCAGCGATGAAGTAATTCAAAAATGGCTTGATGTTAATGGATTCCCAAAGGTTCAAATGATTAATGTTAATGGCGATAAAAAATCAATTGTTTTAAAGGATATTTGTGATGTCTTCATTGATGACTCCATTTATAATTTTATTGATTGCCATTCTAACGGTATTACTTGTTTCTTAATGACCAGACCACATAATCAAAAGTATGAAGTGGGACATTACAGAGTGAATAACTTCAGCGAATTTCTAAAAAAACTTAAACATGGATAATAAAATTTTAAAAAATCTTGCAATTATAGGTTTAGTTATTGGAATTATTTACCTATATTTCGAATTATTACCTTACATAACAATCTTTGTATCTTGTTTGCTTTGGGGTTTGTTGCTTTATTTCTTAATTGAAATATTCAATCAGCGAAAGACTGTTAACGATTGTTTAAATCAATGCAAAGAATGGGGAGGTAATGTAAAAACCTTTTTTTTTGGTAAATAAACTTTTCGCCGTCCAATGCCAAACAACAATATTAAAAATATTCTATTAATAATAAACTTTGGCTTAATAGCAATATCCCTATTCTTATTTAATAATTTCGCTTTCCTTTATGTTTTTATATTCCTAACAATACTCTCATTATCGTTAGTAGAATTAAAAAAACAAGATAAATTGATTATAAACCATCAAATAAATTTTATTAAGATTGATGATGACTTATATGAAATCAGAGAAAATGAAATCAATAAATTGGGCACCCTAATCAAAAAAGAAATAAATGAATTCTTCTTTTGGTTTTATTGTGGAGATAAAGATATAATATTAAGCCCTTTACAAATGGATTATATTAACCAAAAATTAAAAATTTTAAACAATACAAATTATGGAAATTAACCTCATTACAGCATTCTTATCAGGCATTCTTGTCTGCTTCATCGTTGGATTATTTATCCACATTTTACTTAAATTAAAAGAATACGGAATCAAACTTAAAGTGCATGAACAGACTTTAGAAGCAATAAATGAAAATGTAAATTATAATCGTCTTGATGCAAAAGAAGTTGAGAAGGATCTTTTGGATTTACATAGACAAACCCATGAAAGGATTTCAACCCTTGAAGAGTTGATAAAATCACAGAAACAAATAATTATGTAAAAAAAATATAATGAAAATGGAAAATGAAAAAACAATGTCCGCTATAACGGATCCAATTAACCCCAGAGTTTTAGATAACAGTATCGTTGAACTCTTGACAAAAAGAATTGCTGATGAATTCGTAGCACACTATTTTTATCTTTGCGCCTCTAATTGGTGTAATGAACGTGGATATGTGAAAGCTGGTGCATTCTTCAAAAACGAAAGTGATTCAGAACTAGCACACGCACAAGGAATCATGGATTATTTGGTGCAATGGAATGTTATACCAACCATCCCAACTGTTAAAACAAATTATGAAATCAGTGATTTGGTGGATATTATTAACTTTGCTTATAATCTGGAATATAATTTGTTCTTGGCTTATAATGACATTTCAAAGAATATTCTTCTTAAAGATGTTGCAACGTTTGATTTCTTGCAGAAGTATAGAGAAATTCAAAATGACAGTGTTAAAGAGTACTCTGATTTGTTAAGCACATTGAGATTGATTGATTATACAGACAAGTATCAATTGCTTTATTTTGAAAATAATTTCTTCAATTAATTTGCAGATATTGGAAATTGTTCCTATCTTTGCATAACAAAATTAAATACATTTATGAAAAAAAATGAATTGAAAAAGGGCTTGGAAACAATGCCTTCCGAAACAAAACCAACAAGAACCCGAAAGAAAACAGTTGAAGCACCCGTTACAGAAGCAGAACTCCGATCGGCTGAAATTGTTTACGAAAGAAAAGGGGATAAGTTCCTCAAAACAACGCAAGAGAGGATTGGAAATTTCGGAAATTATATAGTTGAAAACTATATCCGACCGATTAAGATGATTTTCATCAGTCAAAAATAGTAAATAAGAAAACGGCACATCAATTGATGTGCCGTTTTTTATTTGTTAGCCTAAACTCATTACGTACCAATTTGTTCCGTCTGAAACCAAAGTACAAGATGTTTCATCTGCACCTAATATTGCTGTACCAGCACCAGCGAATTTTACAACATTAGCAGATGCCGATGCAACTGTCGAGCTACTTGTTCTTATAATCATAATTTCTCTTCTTATCCAAGCTGTTGCATCTGGTAAAGTTAAAGCAACTGTTCCAGATGCAGTACTTACTCTAATCCAAGTATCGTTGTCTCCTACAGTATAAGAAGAAGTACTTACTTGCACCAAAGACCCCCTACCAAAAGAACCACTTGTTTCCAGTTTGTTTTTAGGGTTTGTTTCACCTGCACTTACATTACCATGTATAAGTGAAATAGTGGTACCAGTATTACCTATAACAGTGGTATTAGAACCAAGACCTCTACCTTGATGACCTATAACAATTTGATTTGTTTGACCTGTTGCAGGTACTCTTGTATCGTGACCAATTAAAATTGAGTTATCTAATCTAGTATTTATAGTACCAGCTGTTATGTAATATCCAGCTAAAAATCCTATTGATACATTTAAACTACCGTTTGTATTATTAAAACCTGAAGCAGATCCTTGAAAAACATTCCAATTACCAGTAGTATTTGAATGACCCGCTCCAGCTCCTACAAATGTATTAGAACCACCAGTAGTATTTGAATAACCAGCTCCAACTCCTTGAAAAACATTTTGACTACCCGATCTATTAGTGTAACCTGCTAGATAACCTTGAAAGACATTACTATCTCCATTAGTGTTAAAAAAGCCTGTTAGACTTCCTTGAAATGTATTATAGGAACCACCAGTGTTGTAAAGACCGCTATTAAATCCTTGAAATAAATTATTACTTCCAGTTGTAGTATATTTTCCAGCGTCAGTTCCCTGAATTAGGTTAGTACCATTAGAATTAAATATTTGCTGGTAAATAGTATTATTTGTGCTAGCTCTAACTACAAATAAAGGACTAGTTGGTGAAATAACTTTTACACTTGCAGTAACAGTACCAGTAAAATTATTTGATGGTGTAATTACTAAAGCAGATGTATTAATTGTTATACTATCAAAAGTTATTGTTGTATTAGAAGTAATTGTTTGATCTAAAACTCCTCCAAAAGTAACTGTGATATTTTGACCGAATATAAGATTTGTAGTAGTTACTACAACCCTATAAATTTGACCATTTAAAGGTGTAAATGCACTAGTTAAAGCTGCGGTGCTACCAGTAGTGTGTGTGTATCCACTAGCAAAACTTGTTCCAGTCCAGTTTGTACCTGCACCTGTAGTTAACAGTTCAGATCCAAAAGACGGGGTGTCAAAAGCCGCCGATGGATTTTGAAATTCAACCGTACCCACAACATCAAGTCTTGATGATGGTGCATTCGTTCCAATACCCACATTACCGTCATCTCTGATCATCAAAGAGTTGCTGTTTCCAAGAGCATTATGGAATTGCGCCGTCCACGTTGTCGTTCCACTTGGTTGAGAACCAACCACCGCCAATCTAGCTGTTGATCCTGTTGTACCCACACTTAAGTTACCAGCTAAATAGTTATTTGCTGTACCTGCTCCATAAAGGCCCCAACCAGAACTATTATTCCATTCAATTGATCTCCAGTCAAAAGCAGATGTTAGTGTGGGATTTACAATGAGCCCTCTTGTTATTCCATTTGCAGTTCCAGTTTGACTGATTATTGGAGCAACGTTTAATACCCTCAACAAAGCCCCCCCACTTGACGGTGAAAATGTAGCTCCATAAGAAAAAACGTTGAAGGCACCAGAATTACCGCTAAAACCGTTGTTTGACTCTATGACACTTCCAGCTACCCCATATCCCCCCTGTAAAAATAAACTTCTCCCTGTAAATGCAGTGTTATTAATATTGCCGATATTATTTGAAATAACTGCTCCAGATCTTGTTATATTAAACACACTGCTACCCCCAACTTGTAAATCCATTAATAAACTATTTGCATTACTAGCAGTATTTGTTATATTAGCTTTAATGAGAGTAGGTGTACCAGCTGTATTCCAAGTACCAGTAATATCAATCACACTTTGATCACCAACACCAACAATATTATAACCAGTTATAAAAACACCTCTTTGTCCTTGTTTAGGATTAATTTGTAATCTAGCATCAGGGCTAGCAGTTCCAATTCCAATATTTCCGTCATTTCTGATCATCAATGAGTTGCTAAGGCCAAGACTGTCTTGGAATTGAGCTGTCCAATTTGAATCAGATGTATCAGCACCTCTTACATAAAATTTAGCAAGCGGAGCATCTGTATTAACCCCAATATTCCCATCATCCCTGATCATCAGGGAATTGCTTGTACCACCGCTATTATGGAATTGTGCGGTCCATCCCGATGCTGTAATACCAGAACCTATGACATGAAGACGAGCATTAGGAGAATCAGTATTAACACCCAAATTTCCAGCCCCATTCAAACGAAAAAGACTTGCTGTTGTTGTACTTCCAGATGGACTTCGTGCAATATCAAAAAAATCTGCACCAGTTCCACCTCCAAATCTCCACAACCAAGAAGGAATAGCTGTATTGTCTTGAGATACAGGGCTAAAAGGTTGGTAGTTATGAGAAAATAGCACAACTGAAACACCAGCATTTATTCTAAACAAAGAATCAGTACTACCATCAATTCTAATTCCCGCATCAGAAGCGCCACCATTAAATCTGCCTCCTCCATTGACATCTAATTCAAAAGCTGGAGCAGCTCTTTTGATTCCCAATCTACTATTTGTGTTATCCCAAACAAAATTTGAATTACTTGACTGTGTTTGAGTCCCTGTCCAAAAAGTAACCCTACCATTAACTCCGCTTCCGCTTAATGGTGTGACATATTGCAGGGCGGTTCCCCCCGAATTAACGGCAAGCACCTGATTTGCGGTTCCCAAGGTATTAAGCCCTGTTCCGCCTTTATCAATGGATATTGTGGATCCCGACCATGTTCCTTGGGTGATGGTTCCGAGGGTATTAATATTTGTTGAACCTGTCCATGTTGATAATGCGACATTTTCAACATTATTTAACGCCAATATTGCTTTTGCGGTGGCTGCATTTAATTCTTCTATAAGCCCCGCTCCTGCTGTATTTCTTCCCAATAATAGATTATTATTGGATACGTTTTGTATCTTCGCATAGGTTATTTGCGAATCAACAATATCTTCTGTTCTTATTTTATTTTGTGGCATTTTTTATGAAAAAG